CTTCTGCAATACGCTGTACTTCTGCTAAACCGGCATCAACCATGGCCTTAGTTGGTTCAGTCCACAAACGATTGTGCTCAACAATGCTCATGCACAATGAAGCAATGTTAGCTGGGCAGGCTGCAATATCCTCTACAGAGCCTACCTCTGATAGTGGTACTAACTTGCCTGTTTTGGCATGAACTACATTGGGATTAATCATTTACTTGCTTCTCCAGTTCTTTAATACGACGAGCCAGAATACCCACCAGTGAACCAATATGAGTGAACCCCATACGATTAATTTGCCCGGAGGACTCTGTTAACTTAGTGTCCTGTTCTGATTGAGCAGGGATACTTAGGTCAGTTACAGGTATATACATCATGTGCATGTTAGTTTCTGGTACATGGTATTCTTTATTGCCAATAACGACACTAATCATGGATTTCCTCCAGATTATGAACCGGTACTGTGAAGAACGGGCCGCTACCATCTTTCTCGATGGTTACGGAGGTGTGTATAGTGCCAGTAGCAATAGAGTCATCACGAGCAAGACCGTAATCGTAACCAATGTATTCATACACGATATCCCCTTTCTGTTGCTCTTGCCCGGCAGCAGAACCAATGACAGGCTGGTCTATAATGCGGTACTTCTTAGGTTTGTATGACATTTGTCCTCCCGAACAAAAGAATGAAATCAAAAAAAGACCCACCTAAGTGGGTCAATAGCGGAGTGTATTGAATCTATGCCCAACCAAACAAAGAAATGGTTCAGTTAATGCATTCGCCAGGAATCAACTTACGATACTGAATCCAACCTTGCAGTGGACCAGAGTACAGCTTACCTTCCCTGTCCATGTGACTAACACCTTGTTCCCAGGTGGTTGGGTTCATGTTGTTAACCAGTTTCTCACGGTACTCCATTGGAGTAGCTTGGTGTTCTGTAGGACTTGCATGAATAGGCTGGTCTTCTACCAATTTGGCGTACAGTCCCAGGTCTTCTACAATACCTGAAGGCTTGCCTTCAAAGTTGTTGTAAGAAGCACGAGCACAACGAGCAGCACTGATTTTAATCAGTAACCCATTAACTTCTTCAGTACTTGGTTCATCACGAGTAATTCGTTGATATTTGCAATAATTGTAAGCATCAACAGTATCTTTAGCAGTGACATACGGTAAGTGCCATTCTCCTGGTTTTAACTCTAAAGTCATAGAGTTGTCATAGGCTTCTTTCATCTTACGAGCCAGTTCCTGAATCTCAGGTTGAGCATCTGGATGAATACGAAGACCAAAGAAGTTGTTCCACTGAGTAGCAGTTACAACCACCTTGATGTGCATAAACGGCTCAAGGATGCGGTTGACTACCTGCTTATGAACACGCATACGACGTAGCTCATCAGCGTACAATGCAGCACTAGCAGCAGCACTGTTCCACATGACTTCCGCTACTACCTTGTCGTCTTCACTCAGTTCCTTCTCAGCAGACATTCCTTTCTGGTTCTCACCCCAGTGAATGGGACGTACTGGGTTACTACGTACCTGCTCGATGAAACGAGTAGTAGGAATAGCACGACTACTGGAAGCATTGCGGTTAAACACACGATGCGTCATGAACTCGCTATGAATAAAACGAGGATAGACCAACTCCATAGTAGTTAGTCGAACACCTTGCGGAGAGACACTATCAGCAAGGATAGTAGCTGTAATCATCGGGGTATCCTTTGTTTGTTGCTTATGAAACAGGTTCTGTTTCTTCTTCTTACGGGGTTTAAAAAACGGGATTCTATTCATCAGTACTTACGCTTTCTGTGGTACCAAGGAAACGTATGAGGAGTACTCTTACTTCTGAATATATCCTTAGTACGGGGATTTGCTTTCTGAGCAGCTAAAGCAGCACGAAATGCTTTACTCCCTTCTGTAGACCAGTATGTTTCAATTAGGTCGTCCACCTTAGTTTCTAAGGGCGAACGACAATCCTTCGTACTTAACACAGTAAAGGCGTCATATATGTTAGTTATGTTACTTTTGCCTGACATTCTAGCAGACCAAAGTAACTCCAACTTGCTTAGGTCATACACTGTAAAGCCTTTTTGTAAAGTCATGCAGTTACTCCAAATAAAAAAGCCCACGGTTAGGTGGGCTTGGATAAGAGACTAAGCAATGTTGGAGTAACCTCCATAATGCAGCCTACAACGTTGCGTAGACTGCATAAGGGACTTACTCTGCTTTGTCTTCGGCAGGCTTGCCGAGAGATTTGGCTACGTTCTTACGAACGGAATCGTATCCGACGTCTGTGCCCAGAATAGTGCCGTTAGTGAAGTGAATCTCAGCGTTGCCCTTATCGTCATTGACTACTAATGCAACATTTTGAGCAACTACAGTTACTTTACGACCATCTACCTTGGTAGTGAATACTGACATGATTATTCCTTATTTGCTGACTTAGCAGCTACTGGTTGATTGGCTTGGTTCTGATAACGCCCACGATAGGTAGCTCTCATAGTAGTTTCATGAAAGATTACCTGAGCAATACCGGAACCAGCCGGGATATGTAACTTCTTACGTCCGTGATAGACCAGTTCAAGGGTAAGGTACCCTTGCCATCCGGGTTCTATCACGGTATTGAACACTGATAATGCACGTCTGGCCCAGGTGGATTTGTCGTGGACAATACCAACCAGGTCATCAGACATATCAAACCTTTCTATTGCTGAAGCCAAGGCAAACTTTCCAAAGTGACGTCTTACATAAGACCCATCAACGATTTTTACCATTGGTATCAACCCGAATAAGCGATAAAAGGTTACATCCTGCTTAATGCGGATGTCATAACCAGCTTCACCTAAACCAAAGGTTGTATCAGAACCAGGGTTCACATTTTTACCTGCGTGCATATCTGCAATTGGTTTGCCAATTTCAGTAAAGAGCAGTTTACCTGAATTACGTACCATAAATTCCTCAGTTGTTGATATGAATCAGCTTACCAAACGGGACAGTAGCCCTCGGATTACGGATACATACCCAAATAATGGGAATATCGAATGGTAGCTCTTCCATGGGTGCCACTTCCAGGTCAGAGAAGATAATAGCAGCCGTGGGTTTATTCTTAATAATCCACTCGCGTACTTCTCTTAGGTCAGTACCACCCCGACCAACAATCTTAATTTCAGTGAATGTGTCACCTTCTTTAAGCTCGTCAGTCTGTTGGATGACAGTATCAAACTGGATAATTGACATCTTCTCAGGAGCATACTTACGCCATACATACGCAAGTTCTGAGTTAAAACGCAAGGAATCCTTGGTTTGAATTGAACCGGATACATCCTGGAAATAGGCCAGATGCTCTAAACGCCCATCGTCTGTAAAACGAGATGGTAGGTAGATATCCTGATAGCGTCTGTTAGGTCTTGCCCAGGTATAATCCTCATCCAGTAATTCAGTGAAGAAGCGTTCTAATAAAGCTTCCCACTTAATTACTGGTTTAAGGAACTGGGTAATAACCTCTTCAGTACGACCAGGCATCTTTCCTGGTTCAGCTCCACCTGACAACTTCTGTTGATGCATTGCACGAACTACGTTGTTGACGATATTTGCGTTAACAGCAGGTGAGGATGGCTTAAGCATGTCACCGCAATTACCTGGTCCGAATGCACCACCACCGCTACCTTTAGGTTGCTTCTGTGGATTCTTAACCAGGTCATCGTAAATATCTTCCTCAACCCATCCCTCATAGTCTGGGTCAATCCAGGGTTTGGTACCGTCAAACGAGTAATTATCTCGCTTGTATTCTGGACCAGATAGCATGTTGTTAATGTAGATATCACATGCCTGGTTCCATATATCGGGGTCACGACTACCCAAACGAGGCCCGTGCAGTAATGCTACGTGCCATAGCTCGTGCATAAGCACAGTCTTTCTGGTGTTAACGGGTAGCCCAAGAAACCAATCTGGATTCCAGAATAGGGTTTCACCGTCAGTAGCAGCAGTTGGGATATTACTATCCCAACGCATTTTCAAAGTGCAGAGGATAGCCCCAAAGAAAGCAGCAGTACTACCAATGAAGGCGTTAACCTGTGTTTTGTCGTACTCCCTTTGAAGGTCTTGCGACATGGGTCACCTCTTAGCTATGAATGTATTTGCCTAACTGAATGGCTGCATCACGATATTCCTGAGTATCATCAATCTCAGGCAACGTCTTGATAACAGTACGGTAGAAGAGAATCTTGAAAGTAACCTCTTTGAAGCGGCTGATATACTTAAAGATTTCCACGTAGTTACCCTTATCAATCTGAGTACACAGACTGGTAATGGTAGCCCAGCAAAGGTCTGGCTTAGTAGGCAGCTTCGCTTCCATTGGGTCATGTAGGATTTCTTTAAGAGATACCATCTCTTTATATACGGCAGTGAACTGAACGAATGACGTTGCTACACCGGTAGTAATAGCACCACCGTACATAGGTGTGTCCTCTGCCGGGATTGGTCCTTTATAGCCGGTCTTCAGCAAAGAGTTTACGAAGCCCCAGGTACGAGGACAGCAGAACGTTTTGTTCTCGTGGTTCGGGTCGAAGTCCATCAAATGGCTGCGGTTTGCTGACAAGTAAGCAATCAGACGGTCATCCCATTTCTCAGGGATTGCTACGTCTTCCAGCCACTCATCGAAGTCAACCATCATCTCGATGTGAACCATACGAGATTGCAGAGCTGTGCCTATGGGGTTAACAATGGCACGGTCAGACTGTAAGTTACCTGCACATACGATAGCTACGTTAGGGTGCAGCTTCTTCTGACCAGTCATACGGTCCAGAATCAGTTTATAGGCAGCAGCCTGCACTGATTTACTTGCTGAAGGGAATTCATCCAGTAGCAGCAACCAGCCGTTATAGCCTTCGGGTACTTCGTCTCCTTCCAACGGGAACAGGTCTGCAAATGGTGCAAACTCTGCTCGCCCGTCATCACGGAAACGTGGAAGACCTGACAGGTCTTCTGGTGCAGATGTAGACAGACGATGGTCAATAAGAATAAGACCATAGTCTTCGGCAATCTGCTTAACGATAGAGGATTTACCCATACCAGGTGAACTGGTGATGTACGGTACAACCCCGGAACGAATACAACGTTCTACAATACGACGTGTTTGGCGCGGTGTGGAACGGGCTAATGATTCAATAGACATCTAAAACCCCTTAACAGGAACAGGTGAAGAAGCTACGTTCTTCTACGGATTCACGTTCAATACCCATGACAATGGCGAATTTATCCCAGAAAGTGGAGTCAAGCTGGAAGCCTTCGTACTCTCCACCACGGCAGATATAATCACCCCAACCACCATCTTGATGGCTATTAGCAGCTTCGACGAGTTCCTCTGCACTTACAGGAGAGGTGTCGTAATAACCGCCATCATCGTCATCACCTCGCTCTTCCGGGGAGATATACTTGGCGTATTCGACAATCCACTGATATGCGAGTGCTCTTGGATTACCCATAATGACTAATGCATCATGGGTGCTATCTGGTGAGTAACGCTCCATTATTCACCTGCCGGGAAGTCTGGGTGCTCCCAAACATGGCGTAAGGATTGAACCATACGAGGAGCCATGACGAACCAGAAGGATTTACCCTCGCTAACTGTGTTGCGTAGAAACGGGTCAACAATGCCGTGGTACTTAGCAACTACCCCGTTTACTACATAACCTACCGGGTAGGCTACACCATCAATAATGCCAATACGCTCACCGGGGTTAAGTGGGAGTTCCCCACATTTAACTGGTTCTACTGCCAGGTGAATAGCATCACGTTTTTCTGGCTTGAAGTGAATCATACCGAGGGTTTCCAGGGCATCTGTTACCGGAGTACGTTTATCTGCGTGACTCATAATTGCTTCTCCTGTTTCTGTTTGTTTAGATGACTTCAGTTGGGCACTTGATATTTACTACTTTTTTATCGTCCCCAAAGAAACGAATACCGTAATAACCTTTGAATTTACCTCGCCCTTTGCTGAATAATTCAGACTCAGTACGGGAATACAGGTTAGTGGTATCTTTTTTGCCTGGTAGCATTGGCTTAGGTGTAGTTACCATATGCTCGCCATCTGAGAAGTAAGCTTCCCAGTTACTACCATTATCAATAATGGTCACCGGCTCATCTACATAGTTATTAGTGAGACCCTCGGTGTTCATGGTACAAATCACCGGTTTAGCTTCTACAAAGCCAACCAATGAACCAAGCAAGATTGCTGATGCAATAGCTAACTTTTTCATTTATTTGCCTTTACTGTTCGTGTAACGAATCCAGATGGAATGGATGGTATACATCCAAATCATGGTAGTGGAGCATTTAACAGCAAAATAGATTTGCTGCATGATGTTCTGGGGTTCGCTAAAAACCCAAAACAAACCGGCGAGGGAAATAATAGACATTGAGAATAGTACTAAGAATGCTTTCATTTTTTGTTCCTATACAATAAAAGAATATAACCAATTAACCAGACCAATACAGACTAATAATATAGTCCATATAGCCATGCCCATTAGTGGGCCAAATATTAGTCTTTCCCAGTGGGACTCTAAAAAGTCAGAGTCTTTGCGGTACAACTCTATGACTGGGATAATCCAGGATAGTACCAGCGTTACTAGCAGGAATACTGCCATAGCGGGTGAAATTACCAAGTCATCGCTACCTGAGTAGTGTGCACCACTGTTCATAGCGCTACCTAGTGCAATACCCACAGCTAAGTTACTCATGTTTTATCTTCTCAGGTACAAACTGCATTACGCAGTTTTGATTACGTGGGATGTTAAGCTCACATTCAGCTTTGCGAGCATCAACTTTAGCTTTGGAATTTGGTCCGGCATGGGTCATTAGTAAACCCATTATGGCTACACCAATAGTCGCACCCATCAATGCACCGCCTAGAAAGCTTATTAGATGCGCTTCATTCATTTCTTGGTTCCTTTAGCACGTGCAGCCCGTCTCTTCTGGTTCTCTTGGTGAGTCACCAGTTCCAGGTGTTCAGGGTTACAGCACAGACGATTATTACACAGATGGTCTACTTGCATTTTGCAAGGTATATAACCGTGATAGTGAGTAAACACTACAATGTGGGTAGCAGCTGTAACCCCATTAACTGAGATACGACCGTATTGCCCACCACGACCATTACCGGAATGGGAACCAGTCCAGATATGACATAGGCTGGGCTGACCATTGATAGTGTGCCCTAGGTCTTGCAGCTTAACTCTTGACTGGATTCTATCTATCAGGGTCTTACGCCTGTTTTTCTCCTGCATTGCTTAAATCTCCGATTGCTTGTAAGCCAGCAGTGGTAAGAATCCAGCCGTACATAGCGTTGGGTTTAATCAAACCCATCTTGTTGAGAGTACGGGCTGTTTTGTTAGACAGTGCACGTGGTGCAGTACCTGACTTAACCATTTTAAGAAAAACAGTTTGAGAATTAGTAAGTTTCAACGTTTTTGCTCCAAAGAATGAAAACCAAAAAAACAAAAACCCCGCACAATGGCGGGGTTTTCTGCTGCAAATTTATTGTTTATCTACATGTATGCTGGCCGGCTTAGACAACCGACCCCACACGTTCGGAAACCTAGGCGGTCGATGACCAGCTTAGATTTTTCAGCGAAGGCTCGGCTAAACGCCTTATGGTCAAACTGCACTACCCCGAATACAGGGGCTGCAATCGCAGCAGCGATGTATACCGTGAAGTCCGGCAAGTTGAAACCGAACAGACGTTCTACTACATAGTGGGCAGTCAGGGCCAAAAGGCCAATTACTGCACCACATCCGATTAAAGCAATCTTACGCATAGATACCTACTTAGTTAAGGGTGGATGGTCATATAAAGAATTACATAATAGCCAAAAAAATGCCCACCGCAAGGGTGGGCAAAAGATAAGGATTGTTTATGGCGAGGTTAATAACCCCAAGAAAGCCATAAAACTATCTTATGCGGCTTCAGTCACTGTGTACTCACAGCTGGCTGCATAGCCACCATCTTTAGTGGTTGCAGTGATGGTTACAGTACCTACCCCGGTCAGCACTACTTTACCGGTTTGGTCTACCGTGGCTTTAGTAGCATCTGAGGTGCTCCACACTACCGATTTATCAGTAGCATCAGTTGGTGCTACAGTAGCAACCAACGTCTCGTTTCCACCAACCTGGCCGGTGCTGGTGCTCTTATTAAGCGTTACTCCTGTAACTGCTACTGGTTCCTCTGCTTTAATGGTAATGCTCTGCATATCCGTGATGTTATCCGGCCAGAACCCTACTTGGCTTGGGTCAGAAGCTTTACGCTTATACAGCAAGTCACGTACACCATGGTAAATAACATAGCTATCAGGGTAGGTTGCATCCGGGTGAACAAAGGAACCAATTGCAACGAAGTCTTCTCCTACTGCATTGGTAAACTTAACATCTACTTCACCTGTTTCCTGTTTGAAACTAGCGTATAAAGTTGGCATGTATCTATCCTCTTAGGCAATATTGCCCAGCTATTATGAATTCAAACAAAAAAATAAGCCACTCCCGAAGGAGTGGCTAGGTTTATGGTCGTAATATGATTGCTAACAGCAGCAATACAATATACGGAGCGAACTCAAGAAAGTGCATACTCAGTCTCCCTGATATCTTTCCACAGGTCAGGGTCGAGTTTACCAATGGTAACCTTCTCACCCAGTACCTGAGACATTATGAATGACAGCAGGTCAGACTTAGCAATAGTAGCTAACTGAATGTTGTACTGGCGACGTAGGTCATTGCCATACTGAGGCAGGCAACGGAAGCAGTCATGCACAGACAGAACCTTAAACGGTTTAGCTGGCAGTGACTCAATCAGTTCCATGATGACTGCACGGTCTACCATGTGAATGGTACCCGCATCCAGGTAGTCAAAGATACGTGCAGAGAGGTAGCCAGTGTCCTTATAGTAAGTCCACAGTTGCTCTACCATTTCAGCATTACCTTCTATAGTTACCTGGTCTACGTTCACACCGTAGCACAGTTGCTTAACATACTTCACCAACTCTGGGTCATAGTTACAACGGCGAATCAGTTCACGTACTACCATGCCATCCAGACTGTGTGTGGTGTTAGCAGACAGCATACGTGTCTTCTCTTCCACTCCCTGAACCATACGAACAACGTCATAAGGTTTATTCAGGAAATGCACAGTCTGTACTTCAGGTACCATTACTTTGATATGCACGTTGAAGCCGTCTGGTAATACCCAGTGGTATTCAGTAGCTTCAGGGTTACCACATTGCAGCCAGAACTTGTTGAGTTCCCACACTGCTGGTGCCTTCTCACTCATAACGTTCTCAAACACTTTGAGCAGGATACCCTCACCGAATACCTGTTTAGGCATTGCTTCAGAACCGTACAGGGCAGTCATGATTGCCTGCTTACAATCGTCACGTTTAATACGTCCGGACTCCCCCAGTACTTCCAGCATAGCCTTATAGATGACTGTATAGCCGTCACGACGCTTAGGCTTACCGTCTTCACAGTAGTTTACTACATTGCACAGTTCAGCAGCCTGACGGTCACCTGTCAGACATGCCAGAATCTGCAAGCCAGATGACGTAGCATCCAGTGCAATAGGATAACCAATGGGATTACCTGCTTTGACCTCTTTCCATGCGTTAACACCTGCATAGAATAGTGCTGGTTCATCGGCTTCTTTGATGAGTGCACCTAAGTTGTGCTCATTACGGTCGAACCATGCAATACGCTCATCCCAGTCTTTCTTGTCCAGACCATAGTTGTTAGCGATATCAATTTTCAGGTAGTCACGGCCAGTAAAAGTTTGCATTTTGTTTCTCCTGCTTCTTGGGCTTATGCCCTGCATAGTGGATTAATTAGTTAGGTTTGCCGGATGGTTTGAATGCTTCCAGCATCTCGTGGAATGATTCATCGGCTGGTTCATTGTCTATACGAGACTTTGCATACAGCTCCTGAGCAAGAGCCAGTTCCTCAATAGCTTTCAGCAGAGTGCTACTGGTCTCTTCATTGAAATACAACACCACTGTTACTGGATTACCAGTCTTAGCATCAACGGCTGAGTAGAGCATGGTACCGTCTTCACCTACAGTGAGTAGACCCATACCACCGTTCTTAGCTACCAGTGGGTAGAACATCTTCTGTTTACTATTCATTTACATATTCCTTATCTGCGAATTCGAGTACGGCTTTGTTCCAGCTAGTACCCTGATAGTTGATGTGATAGCCCTGTGAGTAAGTACGACCACGTTTGTCATACTTGTGCGTCAGATGGAATTCATTTCCCTCTTGGGTCAACAGCTGCATTACTTCATGAGCTGTCCGGTCATACTTCTCAAAGGCTTTTACTCGTTTCTGATACTCTTCACGAGTTTCACCTTCTTTGCACTTATCCAGATTTCGCCAGCTATTCTTAACCATCTTGGCTACGTCCCAGTTGATGGATAGCTTTATAGCGTTCATACGGTTGATGTGGTCTAAGCACACATCGTCTTCCGTATGGTTCTTCTTAAGGATAATGCTGCCCTTACTTACTAAGTAGCCGGTGTCTCTGTTGCAGGTAACGGCTTTAGGCTGAACTACCATTGGTAATGGATACTGGAATGCTTCCAGTTCTAACTGCACATCCTGACTGATGCCGTAACGGACAATGAACTTGTCAATTTTAGGGTCATAGTCAAAGCAGTCTTCTGACGCCATCTTGAATAAGGCGTCTGTTACATCCTGCGCATTGTCATAATGATGCCACAGGCTTCCTACTAAGGTAGGAAGGTCGGCTCGTTTGTGCAGAGCCATTTGTACCATTGCATCGATACCAAACTTAGGGTCGATACCAATGCTTTTGAAGAAACCGATAAAGTCGATATCTTCTGATTCTTCGAACTCTTTCCTCATACGAGGCATGAGTTGGTTCTTGCTAAATAACAGTTCGAGTTGCATCTGATGTTCTAACTTGGTAGTCATCGCTTATTCCTCAATTAGTTTAATTACCACAAGCAGCGGAGCTGCTTTATTTAACGCTTAGTTTCAAAACTGATATACAGTCTGTCACGTATGTACTGTGTGCCTACGTAGCGTCCCTTAGAGGGCCATACTTTTACTTTGATGCAAGGTGTATCCCTAATCCAGAGGATATTAGAAAACTGTTCAGGCATTACTATGTAAGTAATACCGTTGACATAGCCTGCCTTGGTTCTGGCTTTAATCATGTTCTGCAATGCTGAATACAGTTCAGCAAATACCTTACTTTTGTGAACCACGTGAGCACCATATAACTCTTCGTAGGTCATTAGAATGTCCCCCAGTAGGTATGTTCATCGCCCAAATATCTTTGCCATGCCAGGTCGAATGAGCAGTTACCAGTTGCGTGTTTGAACATAGAAGCCATAACAGCATCATCTATACCTGCCACCCCACAACCCACTCTGGTGACCTTAAAGTCCCACTCTGGGTGTGAGGCTGCGTAGAGAACGAAGCCTTCTACGAAGGTTCTGATGTCTTCCAGGGCCATTGGGCCTTTGTTCTGGTCTAAGGTTGGAATAGCGTAGCTACAACCATAGTGACCAACACCCATGCCCCAGCGGGCACCATGCTTCTTGTATGCAGTCCTTGCTGCTCCACCATGGTGGTTACCAGCGAGGTTAGAACCAAATACGAATATCTCTTTCATTTAGCAATTCCTCTGATTTCTTTATAGAACTTGATGGCATCTTCTTTTGATTCGGGATTCTCTGCGAATATCGTATCTAAAGCGAATTCGTGAGCCTTCTGTTCCTCCTCGGTTCGACAATTGAGGCATTTACCATCCCACATGGATGAGTAACCTTTACCACAGGTACACACTTTATTAGTCACGTTGCTACTCCTTATTGCTTGCATGTATGAATACAGGGACTACTTCCATTTCTTTCTTTTCGCGGGTAGATACAGGCTCTGCGTAGGTACCAACCACTACTTCGTATGATTTGCCCCATTCGCAAGCATCCTCTATATCTGTTTCCAGATGGTGTCTGCCTCTGAGCCATTGAGTTAATGCTCGTTTGGCTGAGTCCTCACTACGAAACAATCGAGGTATACCTGTATCACTTGGTTCTACCCAGGTATAACGGGATTCACCTACAGAGCTAGGCTCTGGTATGCACTTACCTGATGGTACATGTCGTATAACCCACAGTTGGGGATGCTTAATAGCTTTATGGACCATTAGGGTTTTCCTCGAAGTAAGTGTACATAGCCTGTACAAGCTTCTCTTTAATAACCTCACCATGACATGGTTTCGGGTGACAGAAACACTGTAAGGCTAGCCCTTTATCGTCAATGGCTTTATTACCCAGACGATTGAGTTCAGCCAATACAACCTGATTATTGTTAGCTATCTGCTCATTGAGCCATACCTTGTATTTCTCAATAACTTCTTTTCTGGTTCCATGTACACCGATTACAAATGGATTACCCAACGGAGAACCACGACCGATATACTCACCCTGCATACCGTGGTGTTTGTTGACAATTACAATTGGACTGGTTGCTACACCAAGCAAAGCATTAGTGTTATCCCCCAACTTGATTATCTTCATATTGTCCCCTTAGCTATCTGGAATGCATATACGGGTTTACGTGCCATCCACTGTTTCATTAATGAAGACTTAGCGAATGTACCGTCATCCCAGGTAGAGAATGCAATCATCACATCTGGTTCTTCAATGAACTCATCCACTGCTTTATATGGAAGTCCAGAGCCTTCAATAATAGGCAGTAATGCTGAGTCTTTGTGAATATGCAGTAAGAAGTCTCCATCAAATGTTTTACTGTAATTGCTTACATAATCAATTGAGGACATCATCTTATCTACATCGGAATATCCAACATCGTGGATAATAGCTATTTGTTTCATTTAAACGGGCCTTGTAGTGTTGTATGGAAATTACTCTTGTTAATATCAGAGTGCCTGATTACACCTATTTCCCCTTGTTGGCGGTCTTTGAATGTTTTAGGTATGAGCCATATTCCATTCGTAGTTACACGTGGCCTACTGGCAAATCCTATTAAAGATACGAACTTGCCATAATTACCTGGATATGCAGCTACATACCGTACCCATAATGGAACTTCAATATCTTGTCCCATGTAGTGAATAACTTTATGAGTAGGGAATGTAATAATCTTCATATTATTCCTGTAGTACTTCGCTAATAATCTTACGGATTACATCCACTTCACCAGCAGTCCCAATTAGTCCTACTGGAATACCTGTATCATCCTGCAATAACTCAATAATACGAGTCATTTCGGCAACTATCAGTTTATCTCCTGAAATCAGACGGTTACGTAACCAAGCCTCATAAGCTAATAATGCTTCAGCTACTGTAACCCGTTCATTGGATTTAAAAGGATTATGCAATGGCATAGGATAGTGAATACGAACGTTACGGTCAGATATAGCAGACCTTGTTGGTTCAATTTGAATTAACTCGTTCATGGTTATCTATAACTATCTCCTATATATCTCTATCTAAAAAACAAAATAAAAAGAGTCCCGAAGGACTCTCTTATGTTAGCTAATGCATGGATGATTAAACGTCACAATAGTTCGTTTACTATTACCAGTAGGTGACACAGCACTACCAGTATTGAGCACTGCCACAGTATTAGCTTGTTTAGTATAGCGGTTACTCTGTTTATTTTTGTTACGGAGTCTAGTAGACGTGAGCACATCTTCTTTGGTTCCCATGATTAATGATTTACGCATTGTTAGCTCCAAATTTGCTGACGTATTGAATGAATCGATACTTCTGCTCGAAGTTAAGACCAGTGCTATATTGCTGCATTGACTGCCAATAGGATATAACCCACCACTTAAGACTGTACGACACGGAACTCTACTCCATAGTCTGGGTCGAGGTTAAAGTCTTCAATAACATAACCTGTTTTGGTGCATACAGTAGCATTGCGGGTAATAGGCTCATACTTCAGAATCTCCAAGCCTCTCCAATTAGGAGAGATTCCATCCTTTACTACCGGCTCAATAATGTCGCCTACTTTAAATTCGGTTTTCATGGTTAATCCTCTGTATTGAAGAAGGCTACTGCTACCATTACAGCCAGCACTAGCCATGTAATTGCCCAGATATACATCTGTGATTCCAATGGTCCCATTAGAAGTCTCCCTGGTCACCACGTGAGTTAATGTCCTTACGCGGAGCTTTGTTTAGTACTGAGTAAGTCAGGAAAGCAAAGAACAGTATTCCACCAATAGGACCAGTGACAGCAAATACACCAATGATTGCTGCTACAGCTAATACTACAAGTACTACCTTGGTTCCTAGTGGAACAGCATTAGGATTCATTTGAATTTTCCTTCGAGTTTGGTAATGGTGTCATTTACCCACTTAATACGATACGGGTTCTCATGATGAACCTCGTGCATATAGCGTGGTTGATTAAACATTGGCATGTTAAATGGTAACAACATACTTAAACCGTCTTCTTCAAATAGATGACAAAGACTGTCCCCTATGGATAGCAAGCGATTATGACTAAAAGAGTAATTGGATTTGTTATAACGGTCTAAATTGGCACATAGACCATGAGCAGGGTCAAAGTATGGATGATTAGGTACCCCAGCATCCACCCATACTTTATATGCCTTCAGGAACAATAGAATAATGTACAGATTGCTCATTTTGCTTTTCCTTCCAGTTTGTTGATAGTGTTAGCAACCCACTGCATACGCCATGGGTTTTCATGATGTACTTCTTTGGAGTACGCAGGCTGTCCCCTTTCAGGGTGGTTAAACGGAATCAAAGCACTTAAGCCATCCATTCTGAACATAGTTGTCAGCTCATCTGAGATGTACCATACAGTATCTTCATCATCTGCATAGATGCTACGGGCATAGTTGTTTAGGTTAGTACACAACGCATGCTCTTTTTTGAAGCATTCATGTTTAGGTGTTCCTGCTTCTACCCATGCTTTATATGCTGTGAGGAAGTTAAGGATGATTTGTTGATAGCTCATTTCTTGGCTCCAGTCTTGTGAAGTTTACGAATCTGTTTACGAGTAGGCTTGGCTACAAAGTAGTGGTCATAACAACGACCACAGTCATCTGATACAGATACCTGCCAACGGGCATATGGAGTAATTGCATTACCCCAACTATGGCTATGTGCAATCAATTTTGCTGAGTTATAGCGGTTACATAATGTACGCATCTTGCTCACTCCTTGTAGTTTATGAATTGAGAATGTAACTCACCATCGCAGATGTTCATGCCATCTTCGTAGTATTTGCTACCCATGCTGGTGTAATACTCTTTATCGTCAGGATGCGGCCTTACTACTAAATCGAATGCTGGTAGATGACTACCACCATCTATGCTATTTAGTAGACTAAATATAGCTCCTTCAATCCTTTCCAATGTGGTACCACCATCACTTGTGGTAGCCCAGTAACGTGCCAATGCTTTAGCATTACTTAGGAACTTATTGCGAACTTCTTCTTCTGTGTATGCTTGTATTTTACCCATATTTTGTTCACTCCTTCTTCTAAGTTAGCTGCTCGATATTACGGTTAGCTTTTATCCCCTCTTCGCCGAAAAGGACTTAAAAGTTAAACTTAGTTTATCGTCGGTTAAAAATAAAGGACTCCCAAAAGGGAGTCCCAATGCACAGTTACTTGCTTACAAAAGACAGAGTACGTGCATACTTATTCTCTTCAGCAGGGATGTCTGCTTCCGGTGCTTTCACACGACGAAGTTGAACTTGCAGCTGAATGATACCTTCAGCACCTGGTTCCAGGTCTTTAGCAAAGTCCATGAGCTGGTCCAGCAGGTCGTTCTGAGCACAACGAAGTGCACGGAAGTCAGCATTGCTGCTGTTAGTCGGCAGATGCTCCTGGGTATCCAGAGGAATACCCGTAGGCAGGGAGATGAATTTCTCATCTTCAGTACCTTCATTAGCAACATAGCCAATGTTCAGCCAATACTGAGCTTTAGGCTTAGAGTCAGCCGGTGCGGAGGCTGCGTTAGATTTGTTACCAAAGGTTTTTGCAAAGGATTCGATAGCCATTTTGTACTCTCCAGATAATTGTTTAGGTTTATGCTGAGTGTCTCTGTCGGTGAGAACACCCAAACAAAAGGTTAAGATTTCATACAGGATTGGATGCATACATCATCCATAAGACGCGGAGCGTCTTGGTTTTAAGCAGTTTTTACTTCTTCCCAGTGCCACAGACTCCCAGTAAGTGGCAGTTCCTGACCACGTTGGAAGTAAGGCATATCAGCGTATTCGCCTACTGTTAAATCACTGTCCTGTATTACTAAAATACGGCCAGCACCAGCAGGTGTTGCTATGATTACCGTTCCTTCAGGTACAACTTCAAGCTTCGATTTGATGCATACATACTTAGGCATGGTTCTCTCCTAAGTAGGTTAACGTTGTGATGTAGTCATCCAACTTTTTCTTGGCTGCTTTACAGCTTTCTACGAGGGATTCATAATCCTCTGGGTCTGCTGAACCAGCCCAACTATCTGCTATTGCAGAGTTTTTGTAGGCTGTAATCAGCCTCTTTAGCTTTCGCTTCTCTTGCTTAGTTATTGGCATTATTGATTCCTAATTTAATCTCGGAGATTTGCTTAGCGAGTGATTCGCACTCATTAGTACAGAATTCTTCATCTCGCCAGATACCTTCGGAGTACATGAATGAGTGCTCCATTGATGTACCCTTCAACTCTTCGGGGCATTTCATTAAGTCACCATAGTGAGCACAGTCATAACCGACTACGTATTTATTGTCCATTTCTGGGAGGTTACCCGCATAGGTAACACCACCGTGAACGTTGAGTTCCATGATTGGACTCTCATCGTAGTCAGGTTTCCCCAGACGTTCTGGTAATTCTACGTAACCACAGTGATGACTTCCTCTTACAAGGAGAATTACTGCACGTAAACCAGATTTGGTAGTCCAGTCTTTGATTACTTTGGTATAGGCATTAGTATTGATGGTAGTCATTTTTGTTCCTTATCTATCCGTTGGATTAGTTGGTTTTTGTTTCTACTTTTTGAATAAATAGTTGAACTATCTGATTCAAAGGGTTTGGCACCCCGAAGAGTGCCAATTTTGATTTAGTCTTCAGACAGGATATCGCGCAGACGGTCATATGCTTGTTGATAGAGTTCAGCATTCTGTTCATCTTTGCAGAATTCTTTGATAGCCTTCTGTCTTACAGCTTCTTGCATAGCTGTTTCTTCTACCAGCTTCGCTGTGAATTCATGCATTTCCAGTTTGTCACGGATAATCTGTTTGTCAGACATCTTAGTGACATAACGGTTAAGCATACCTACAGCTTTAGTAGCAGTACCAAAGGTATCAGCTACAGTAGTTGCTGCTTCATTTACAGTTCCCAGTAAAGTTCCGGCAGTCATACGTACAGATGCAGTAGTAGTCATTGTATAGCTCCAAGGTTGAATGATATGGACGACATGTCCATAGGTTGCGGAGCAACGTGTACAGTGTAAGGTGGGGTAGGGTCATACATAGCATAGCTAAGTACCGGGGGGGGGGGGGAACAAATTTTTTAAGGGGGTGTAGCCCCACCAATACACTACAGCCGTACATAGATGAGGTAATAATCCCCATGAAAAAATTTAGGAGGCTATACATATAGACCTCCTATTTAGTTCTATATAACAATTGCTCTGCTTTATGGCCGTGTTCTGCTAAGAAGTAGCATGGGCCTGATACATCGGAGACTAAGCTTCCTGGTTCCAGCCTGATAAGGTTGACTATCTTATTCCTGAGTAAGCACTCTCCTGCTATCCAGTAGAAGTCCAACTCTGGGTGTACATAGACAGGTACGTTAGGATTGTTTCCCACATCCCAAGTCCACTTAATACTTTGGGATATGTACAGATTCCCAGCCCCTGATAAGTAATATAATCTCATACTATCGCTGGTCCCATGCCTTGGATGCAAGCACTTGGTTAAGTAGGTAATCATAGTAATAGCAGTAGGCTTCACTATTTGCAGAATTAACTGGCATACCTATATAGTCGAATGTCCATAAGCAGAAGTGATTAAGTTCGTGAACCAAGGTTGCTAAGTCCTCGGCGAACACACCTATCAAAGCAACATTACCGCTGTAAGTAGTTATACCATTGGTATCTGCTAAGTCAGGGTCACACCCTTTTAGTTTCTGATATGCCTTAGTAAAGGAGACTGCATCCAGACATACAGTAAGTTTAACTGGGTAGGGTGCTGTGTTTACTCTTACTTGTTTCATGCTAGATAGTTTCCTTTTTTGGGTGTGTAAGGCGTACCTATCAGTTCATACTCATTGGTTATGGCAGCGAGTTTTATGATGTACTCCCTGTTACTTCGTATGTTCTTTACGGTGCAGGAGACTGACCATAGATTGCTTACGATATAAGTATTATCGTCAGGACTGCGATATACGTTACCTCTCCTTACTGGTTCATTCATAGAGTTCCCACCCGTTAGCAAGGGTATGCATTGTTAGAAATTGCTTAGTCATATCCATGTGACTAGCTCCTACAACAATGCTCCTGTCTTCTAGCATTCTCCACGGTAGCTGGTTAACTTTGGGTATGCATACTGCTTTGCCCATAAGTAACTGAGCGTAAGCTTCAATCCTGGTCATATATCTCCCACTGATTTTCTAAGTAGTCCATTTGAAAAAATTCTATGCTCCAGTCAAGAGTCGAACCATTCACCCTAACATTCCTATACGGGTCTAGACTCCACACGGATTTAGACAACATGGGATGGGTGACATGTTTACCTTCAAGCATGTACCTGTAAGCTTCAATTCTTGTCATGAGGCACCACGTTATAAATAGGAGAAGATGAGACCCAGGAGATAAGAACATCTCCGTTAGCTATCCTTGCTGCCTTTACTTTATTGTTAGCCGGGTAGTATGGACGACGAGTACCACGAGTGTAGTGATATACCTCATCCTCACGGAGGATATAGATACGAAGCTGCTCATGTGGGATGTTCTTTATGAGTAATTCACCCAGCAGGAGTTCTTTCTCTTCCTGGTTCCGAACCAAGATAAGGTGGTTCAGTGACTTAAGAAAGTAGTCCTCTAAGTCAATATCAACAATGTAGTTAGGTAAGGCACAGTTTACTTTCATGGTTGCTCCTATCTGTGTTTAGTTACGAAGCATAGTGTGTATGTCTTAAGGAAGGGGTCAGTACTAACCACCAGCTCATAACCAGGAACCTCTACGAAGTGAAAGCTCCTATGGTTATAGGAGATTGGTATGTGTTTAGTCTTGGTAAGTATGACGGGATTGAGTGCTATGCCGTACAGTAACCACTTACCCATGATGGCGTATGATTCATCACAGTCAGGTAAGTGAACCTGTGCATCTTTATTGAATGAAGAGAATAGTAATGGGGAACCTGCATCAAAGGTAGGAAGTCTACCGTTCTTACGTTGCCAGTCCAAATCTACACCAGTTATTCGAACCATGTTAAAGCTCCTGTGTTCAAAGAAAAAGGGAGACCCATTGCAGTGGGCCTCCCTCTCCTATACCTTGTGTTTGTCAAATCAGTTCACTCTGATACTACTCATCCAAACTGGGCGATGGCTTGCCGTTAGTCTATCGGTACTCTGATAGTAGGAGTCGTTCGAAATGTAGCTGAAGAGGTTACTAACCTGGTCCGAGCCAAGTCCCGCCACCATCTCCTGGGCGAGTACGAATCAATATACGATACTAACTGCTACGTTACCAGCACCAACGTTTCTATCTATAGAGATACTTTCGGGTATCTTTTCATAGAAGACAATAGCTGATACAGGTTTGGTAATCGTAGCTGTTTTGGTTACTAGTTTAACACTTACATGCTGAAGGTTATCTATTAGGACTTTACCTTGCATATAAGCCAGGGATTCTTCGGAGGTCACCACAATGGTGTCACCTTGCATAAGCGTAAGCTTCTTAATATCAATCTCAGAGTACTGGGATGTATCACTATCCAGTGTAAAGAATAATCTCATCTCTTTCTTTCCTTTAGGCAATAGGATTCCCGCGACTCTGACTTAGTATTGTAAGGAGCCTAAAAACAGTCTAAAGTCTAAACCTATACGGGGGATTCTTCAAGGTCTTTCAACCCAAGAAAAGAATCTTAGTAACTAGACATATATTTATAGAAGACATAAGTAGGAAGACTATGACTGACATGCTCACTAAGAAAGACATCGTTGCTGCCTTACCTCCACAGTTCAAGTCCAGTGTTACCGACCAGCTGGTGGATATGGTTAACAACGTCACGCAAGACCAGGTACTGGCAGAGAACATCCGTAATAACTTCATCACCTATGCTGGTGTCATGAAGGATGGGAAGTTCAAAACCCAGGATTACCTCAATGCTGTTCAGTATGTAACCTACAAGCACATGGGTTATAGCAATAAGGATGCCTACTTCAAAACGTTCCCTAAACGACAAGCTGAACTTGTTGCACGGGGAACCAGTGAGAAGGATATCTCTGCCTATGCTTCTGCTTACCACAGAGGCAAGCTTGTTAATCTGATTATGGAACAGTCTCTGATTCCTGTTTGGATTGTTAATCAGGACTTGTTCCAACGGGCACTTAACACCCAAGCAGAACTCATGGACACTGCACAGAGTGAACTCGTTCGTACTCAGGCAGCTAACTCTATCCTTACTCATTTGGCTAAACCGAAGGATGCAGTTACTAATATCAACCTGGACCTGAGAGAAAACTCTGGGTTATCCGAACTCAAGAACACACTGACCCAGTTGGCAGAAGCTCAGATTGAAGCTATCCAATCAGGTACACCAACTAAGGTGATTGCTGGTAGTTCACTGGTTCGTGATGACGAGGATGTGACGGATGTCTAATCTAATTAAGCAGGAACTAGACGAGTGGCTAGACCAGGTAGACTACTCAGTCTTAAACACCCCAAACTATGTACCAACACAGTTTGCCTTAACCTTTGCCAACTTTATTAAGTTGGTTAACGGTAAAGAAGGTGAGGCCAACAAAACACCACCAGTCCACTTGAAGATGTTGGACAAGATTACGAGTAAGAACCAGTACATTGCTAACCTGTGTTTCCGTGGTGCTGCTAAGACTACACTGTTCATGGAATACTTTACTTTGTTCCTGGCAGTGTTTGGTCACTTACCAGGTCTGGGTAAAGTGGAAGGTATGATTTACGTATCCGACTCAATGGAGAACGGCGTTAAGTCTGCACGCAAGAACATTGAGTTCCGTTACGATAACAGCCCATTCCTTCAGCAGTGGATACCAAACGCTAAGTTCACCGATAACTATTTAGAGTTTATTAATGCTGAAGGGCATCGCCTTGGTGTTAAGATGTTCGGTGCTAAGACTGGTCTTCGTGGTACCAAAATATTTGGTAAGCGTCCTACCCTCTGTGTACTTGATGACCTGGTTAGTGATGATGACTCCCGTTCCAGGACTGCAATGGAAGCCATTAAGGATACCGTCTATAAAGGGGTTAACCACGCACTTGACCCAACTCGAAGGAAAGTAATCTTTAACGGTACGCCATTTAACAAAGAAGATATTCTTATCGAGGCGGTTGAATCTGGTGCATGGGATGTAAACGTATGGCCTGTATGTGAGAAGTTTCCCTGTACTCGTGAGGAATTCCAGGGTGCATGGGATGACCGTTTCACATACGACTACATCCACGACCAGTATGATATGGCTGTTAAGACAGGTAAGCTTGCTGGCTTCTACCAGGAACTGATGCTGCGTATTAGTTCTGAAGATGAACGTTTGGTTCAGGATAGTGAGATTAAGTGGTACTCACGAGAACAACTCTTACGTCTGAAGTCTTGCTATAACTTCTATATCACTACTGACTTTGCTACCAGTGAGAAGAACAACAGTGACTACACTGTAATATCCGTGTGGGCCTATAGTTCTAACGGTGACTGGTTCTGGGTAGATGGTGTCTGTGCTCGCCAACTAATGGATAAGACATTCGATGATTTATTCAGACTGGTTCAGGAATACCAACCTAACCTTCAGCAAGTAGGTGTAGAGATTACCGGTCAGCAAGGTGGATTCATTCCATTGCTGCAAAGAGAGATGCTTAACCGTAACGTCTTCTTTAACTTTGCTAGTTCCAATGGTGGGCAACCTGGTATTCGTCCTGCAACTAGCAAACTCGCTCGCTTTAACCTTGTAGTTCCTTGGTTCAAAACTGGTAAGATGTATTTCCCAGAAGAGATGCGTAGCTCTACCATCATGGGGCTATTTATGGGACAGCTTAAGCTGGCTACCATCAATGGTCTTAAAGGTAAGGATGACTGTATCGATACAATCTCTATGCTGGGTTACTTAAACCCATGGAAGCCTCAAGCAGGCATGGTACCAGTCAATCAGAGCGGTGACCCAATGTGGGATGACGACTTTGATAGAGACGATAACAACCCACTATCTTCCTACATTGTGTGAGGAATTATGATTAAGCTTACCGAGCTGTATAAGAGTCTGGCTCTAAGTGTCCTGAACAACACCAGTGTTGTCACTGATGATAAGAAGGACATCGAACCAGATAAGAAAGAATACATCCTCGAATTTATTAATGAAGGGCTTACCCGTTTACACGGCAGGTTTCCCCTTAAGACTGAGAACGTGTTCATAGAAATGAGGGAGGGTAGAACAGAATATCCCCTACTTAAACGCTATTCGTTTATGGGGTTTGACCCTGAGTTAGCCCAGTACCCTTTCATAATGGATTCAGTAACTAACCCGTTTGAAGAGAATGTGATAAAGATACTGATGGTGTATGATTCTTTGGGGGAACGTCGAGGACTTAACGACAACCACAACCCACATGGGTTATTTACCCCAAGACCGGACACATTACAGTGTATTCGCCCTCGTCATTGTGAAGTACTTACGGTAACTTATCAGGCGAAGCATCCAACTCTTACTGTAGATGGTGAGAACCAGGAAGTAGACCTGCCTGATTCTTTGCTGCCTGCACTAAAGTACTGGGTAGCGTATAGCTATTACACTGGCCTCAACACTGCTGAGAGTACAAGCAAGGCAGCAGAGTATTTACAAATGTACGAGTCAATCTGTGGAGAGGTTAAGGACTACGACCTTGGTAGCAGTAGTGAATCGAACACCAATACATTATTTGAAAGAAGAGGGTGGATATGAATTCTCATAACCCGTTTAACACAGGTGGTAGTGGGTGCACCAATGATTTTCGTTCTGCTGACCAGTTAGTGGACCGTATCATTGGAGATGCTTACCACGTAGTAAAAGAGGTTTACCTTGCGTTGGGTAACCTCTCCTACATCTATAACTACCTACAGAAGTATGGTCTGATTATTACTGTAGATAGTGAGGATGCAATCAAGGATATTCCATTATCAATTGGGAAGTTTGCTCGTATATATAGCAAATCAGATACGTCTGGTTACTACTTTACTGATTACCTCTATGTAGCCGATGACACAACAGGCATACCATCCAATGACCCAACCGCAACTGGTTCCTGGATTAGTACAAAGGCTACTGGTTCCAATGCATCTTTTGTGCGTATATGGAAGTATCGTGCTGTTGCTGACGGTGAGACAGTAATTCAGCTACCAACTGATATGCCTATTGTGGACGTACAAACTATTTATGTACAAGGTAGTCGTCAGGACGTTGGTGAAGGTTTCATCTATAACGAAGGTGATGCAACCTTAACCCTGGCTGATGAGCTTGATGCTGGTAATTTAGTTACTGTTATCATTGGTATCTCTGACCCAGACATGGATATTGATATCTTTGCGCTGTTAAAGAAAGAGGACGGGGCTTCGCAGATAGGTACCCTTACTGGTGAGACTGTACAAGATGTACTTACTTCTCTACGTGAGGAGCACCAGCAGTTAGAAGAAAATCTTGTTGCCAATACGGGGGCATCTAGCATAGGTACCCTACAGGGTATTCCTTTGCAGGATTTATTATCCTGGGCCACCCCACAAGCTTTTGGGGCTAAGGGTAATGGTATCTCAGATGATACTGACGCTTTATACGCAGCATTCAAATCTACTTATGAAACCATCCATGTACCCAAAGGCACCTACTTAATCACCCGTAAGTTAAAGTGTGCGTTAACTAAAAACCTGCGTGTTATCTGTGCTCCTGGTGTTGTGTTTAAGCTGGCAGATAATGTTAGAAAAAACATGATGGTCTTTGTTGGGGACCGTACCCACAACTTTGAATGGTTTGGTGGCGAATTCGATGGTAACTGGGCTGGACAAGGGGAAGAAACCTTAAACAGTTCCGGTTCCTTTAATGACATGTCCCATGGGTTTATTGTAAGTCTCTTCAATGAAGTCCGTTTAGACACTATGTACGTCCACAGTTTTCGTGGGCACTCAATGAACCATGCTGGTAACAAAAAGTTGCACGCTTCCAATCTGAGATTTAATTCTCACATTGCCCAGGCTTTCCCACAAGGTGGGTCCCGTGGTGATGGTATCACTGGTTGCTCGGAAGATGTACTCATTGAGAACGTTTATGGCTTTACCACTGACGATATGGTAGCAGTCTTTGCTGGTATCCTTTGGGTTGAGGGAGGTACTGAATCAGACTCTGCTATGGTAACAAATTTAGATTACCTAACCTGTAAGTCAGTAACTATTCGCAATGTTAATCCTTGGTATAAAACCAGTGATATTGACCCGAATACTACCGTCTATACGTGGAATGGTGTAGTTGTTGGCGGTCAGGGTGGCATTGGGGTAGAGAAGGTACACATCAGCAATGTTAAAGGGTATACCCAGTATAGTGGTGTTCGCGTGGGTGCTTCTGACCCAGTAGGTTCAGCCCCTGCTACAGACTACTGGAATACCATGGGTAGTGTAATCATTGATGATATTAGTGTGCGAGTTGCGGGTGCATCTACTAACCAGCATTTGTATAACCCTATCCGCATTGGTTCACTGACTGCGGCAAGCACAGGTGATGCACATACCTGCCTTATTAATTCCCTTGTTTTATCCAACATTCAACTATGGCCTACTGGCAATAACCGTACTCTCATTGGTATTGGGTATACTACGATTTATAACCTGGATATCAGTAGTATTAGCATTCGTGGTAACTATGTTGATGACACTTACTATGCTATTCACTGTGCTGGGGACCGTCAAATTGCACAGGTTAGTATCAATGGTGTTACCCACAACCCACCAAGCACCTCTAGTGATACTATTGCACAGGCCCAGCTTATTCTGTATTGGGCTGTTACTTACTCAAGTACGGCGGCTAAGATTAGTTTTTCTGGGGTTCCTGCTAGAAGGTCATCAGACGGTTCGTCTTATCTCCCTAACCTATTCATAGCAAATGGCTCGGTAGCTCCATATGTGTATGGTTTTGATGCTGTAATCCGTGCAGCTAATAATTTCCACTCTTTACCCCGTGTTAAGGGTATTTACTGTACTGACCGGTATTTAGGTAGGGTACGGGTCTCCCCAAACACTGGATTGTGGGAATTTTTAGACTATGCCACTACGTATGAAAGCAGTACTTTTGGTAAACCTTCTGCGAGTACATTTAGTAACTATGGTTTGATTACATGGTTACCTGGGATGGTTGTTAAGTGCGTGGGTTCCCCTAATGAGTCTATTGATTCCTGGGTGTATAACTCCAATGGTGATTGGCAGATGCAGGGTAAGACTGTAACCAATAACATGGTTTCTCTTATTACAGTCTCATCTACACCATCTATCATAGCACCTTATGCTATGATGACTTCGCCTGTTTACAACGATGCTACATGGCCAGAATCTTATGGTGTTGTTGCATTGTATGGTGGGCACCAGAACTTACGTGCTGGGGCATATGAAGACTTTGTATCGACTACTGGTAATACCTATAGAAGAACCTGGAACACTAATACTTCAGCATGGAATAGCTGGTACAGGTTACCCCGTATAGTTGATGTACCTGCTTCAGCTACTGCATCCGGGGTTGCTGGAAATATTGCAATATCTTCTACATACCTTTATGTATGTGTTGCGACAAATACCTGGGTTCGCACTGCTTTAGCAACCTGGTAAGTAAAATAACCCCCCTGTATAGGGGGGCTTAAAACTACAACATGAGGATTATCCCATGAATAAGATGTTTACACAGCCATCCGGTCCGGTGGCTAAACAAACTAATAAGCAAACTATAGCTCGTATGTATGGTTGCCGGGTAAAGGATGTGGCTTACCTAGCTGTAGGTTCCCCAGTTGATGGGTACTTGTATCTGTATGACCAGAAAAGTAATTTAGTATTCACTAATAGTGTTAGTGCTACAGGCACTCTAACCTCCTATGAGGTTAGCAATCTAGTTTGCACCTTAGTTACAACAACTGGTACATACTCTTTACTGAGTGCCCCAAATTTTAACAAGCAGGTTGACTACCTTACATTTGACATGTTTGGCCTAGACAATACCGGTACTGTCGACGTTACCTCTAAAATTCTTAGCATTTTCACTATTGCTAATAAATTTGGATTGGAGGTTAAGCAGAAGAAAGGTAAATACCTTATCTCAGGTAGTACTAAGATACCTGTTAACTATGGTTTTGATTTTGATGGTGCTGAGTTCATACCAGCTAGTAACATTACTGGGGGCTTTGTAATAAGCCAGCCTCAGCAGCCTGTTACCTATGAGGCCAACTCTTCAGTAGTTACTGCGATTAACGCTAATGCTAGTGTAGACCTCGTTGCGGGTAACTCCATTTTAACTTCCCTGGCTGATTCATCGTTGTTTAACAATAACTTCTTATTTATGACGGGGGCTGATGATTTATTCCAGTATACGGGTAATGCTGAACCAACCAAGTGGAAGCATGCTAGTGTCCTGCATCATTATGGATTACTTGCTCTACCATTTAAGTATGGTGTTTCTGCTTTGACGTCTATCTACGCATTACCTATTGCTGATAAGGTCACGGTATGTAAGCTGCCTACAATCAATTTAATTAACAGCCCTAAAAACATTCTGTTTGCCTTTGATGGCATTAGCCGATACCAAATTTATGAGGGTTCTGTTAAAAACAAACCACTCAAACAGCAGGGACCATTCTATCTGTGCACACTGACTAACTATGCTTATGTCGACCTGTATGGTCTCTATGACCCGTATCCTACTGTGTCATTCAGTGACTCAGCTATGACCACACAAACGGCATCGTATACTCTTAACTACGGCAAAGGTACAGATTTAAATGTGTATAATTCTCGTTGCCAAGGTTACGGTTGGGGGGCTACCGGTGGTGGAGATATCATAGCAAATACAGCTTTTGTGGGCTGTGACTTCAGTCGTTACGATAGTCATAATCCTACGTTGGGTTACTTTAAAACACTGGAGTGTTTGCACGGTATTGCTGGTATTGCCCTATGTGGTTGGGGCACTGTATTCATGGACAAACCTCGTTGGAAGGTTAACAAGCGTACCAATGACCCATACGGTAATAAACCAATCTTTATCAGATTGCGTGAGTCTAGCGGTGGGTTTTATGACGGTGATTTATACATTCGAGACGCTGTTATCGATGGTTGGGGTGATGATTTGCTTAATTTTATAGAAGCACCTCAGAACCCGGATACTGCTATACCTGCTGGTTCCCCTATTGAGCCTTATGCATTTAAGCATGTATACGTAGACGGCCTTACTTTTACTAAGCCTACTAAGGGTAGAAAGCTTGCTGCATTCCACTCATTAACGGGCAGTTTATCTTCACCTCTGCATGCACCGAAAAGTATAGAGATTAAGCGACTTGATTATAACTGCTTTGGTAGTGATAACCCGGAAGATGATGCACTGGTTTTTGATTTCACTAATGCCAAACAGCAGAGTTTTAATACAGCAGCTAACCATGCTTCAATTGAACCAGCTTCTACTCGCATTGTCTTGGAAGATTCTAAGGTGCAAGCGGTTGTCCTTAAAAGGAATGCTGTTGCCTCTAGCCATTGTGTTGATTTCATGGCTAGTCGACTTACTCCTGCGGACAACAGTGAAAGTTTTGTACAGCTCTTTACTAACATGAAGGGCACATACAGTTTTACAGATTGTAAACTGTCCCACATCAACGATAACGTTGGTGGTAATGCTGTTACCTACCCAATCATCGTACAGGTACGAGGTGGAGTCTTTAAGCAGAGTACCCCTACCAAATTACCAATTAATACCGCAGGTAGTGTGGCACATGATGTAAACTTTGATGGTGTCACATGCGTTGGGGATTTCTCTGCTACTACCCCTACTGACAGTAATCGCAATTTAGGGCAATGGGTTGGTTTAAATAACTGTAACTACTACAACCAATCGGGCGCAATTGTACCTCATTTACTACAGTGGTCTGGGACCATCGGTACTACCGAAACCCCTATAGGCTTGTCTATTCATGACGGCAATAACGTTATTGCGATGCTTAACTACAATAGTATTGTTACTTTCGATGCCTTTAAGCTACCTAACGTAAGTGGTCTTTTTGCAAGATATCTGTATAACCCTAACTTAGCTGGGTACTACCTGAACCTCACTCGTAATGGGCACAGGGTTAATGTAGTTAGCGGGTATGGTTCTGCTGGTATACGAGAATTGCACGTTAAATAAGGAATAAGTGAATGTTTGTACAAACCAAAGAAGTTGAACTAACCCTGCTATTGGGCGGCACTTGTAATATCGGTAGCAGTTTACTGGCTGCTACCGTTTACTACGAATGCCGTGATGTACTGGTACGGGATAAGCAAATCACAGTTAGTCTGTATGCGGGTACTAACAAAGATTCGTTGTCCTACTATAAGTCCTACCTATTTGACCTACCCAGTGATGGTCAGGTAAGTATGGACATTGCGGAAGACTTAGTAAGGTCTCTTGATGAGTACAGTACAGCTACCGTAGTATAAATAAAGCCCCCATTACGGGGGCTTTTCTTTCTTTCTTACTTCCCCTTAAATCAGTATTATCATTCAGTCAGACTCTTCTGATACGTCCCGAATGGGTGTTATTGCAAACAATAAGGACTTTCTCATGAGCGATGAATCGACTTCGGTTCTTCTTGCCCGATTGGAGGAAAGACTGGAAACTTTATTTAAGAACCAAGAAAAAGAGGAGCGTTCTAAAGAGAAGCTAGAACAAACCCTATCTGGTCTTAAGGATTCTGTTCAACAGATGGAAGGACGCCTTAAGAATGTAGAAGATAGCCTTGCTAAGTCTGAACCCACTATTGAAGAATTCATTACCATCAAGCACAAAGTGGTTGGTGCTGGTATCTTCGGTAAATGGGTATGGGCTGGAGCAGGTGCAATCATTGGTATTTTAGCAGCAGCCAGACGGGAGATTTTCGCATGGTTCGCAAGTTAACTAAACGGGTTGGTTTGGTGCCAAACTGGAAGAAATGCTGGAAATGGGCTTCTATTCAGTTAAGTGCAGCAGTTCTGTTTTTCTTTTCTGCACTGGACCTCATTCAGCTCTATTCAAATGCCATACCTCCCCACATACTTAAGGAAATCCCCCATGCTAGTGAAATCATCATGTGGGTATGCTTCCTTAACATAGTTGCTCGGTTGTTCCACCTGAAACCAAAGGAAACAAGTGATGCAGATAAAGAATAAAAAAGTAGCTGCAAAAGGAGGTGCAGTGGGGGCCGTAATCGCTACCATTCTGGGGGTAGTGTTTACAATGGAAGGTGGTTATGTAAATAACCCCAAAGACCCAGGAGGTGAGACTAACCATGGAATCACTAAAGCCGTAGCCACGTCCCATAAAGAAATCTTAGCCAGGGAGTATGGCTGGGATGGTTCAATGAAGGGTTTAACTAAGGATATGGCAGCAGACATCTATGTAGATGATTATGTTGTTAAACCTGGTTTCCTTGAGTTTGCTTCTATTAGCCCAGCTGTTACTCATAAGCTTGTGGATGCTGGTGTTAATACAGGTACTGCCCGTCCTTCTAAATGGTTACAAGAATCATTAAATGATTTAAGTAGGGGTGGCAAAGACTACCCTAAAATCCAAGTTGATGGTAAAGTCGGTGTAGGTACATTAAATGCATATAAAGCCCTTCAACAAAAACGAGGCAAAGTGGCAGCATGTAAGGTAATGATTAAGATGTTAGATGGTAAGCAACTTACTCATTACGTCTCACTGAACATGCCAGACTTTACATATGGTTGGGTTACTAACCGTATTGGTAATGTCCCTCTGGAGAAGTGTAATGATGACGCTAAACTATAAGGTTTGCTCCATCATCTTATTGGCTGCGTCAGCAGCCTTTATTTGTTGGAGAGTATATGAAGCTGGTCAACACTCTGTGCAAACCAAGTGGGATGCACAGAAGCGTTTAGATGAGCAAGCCATTAACAAAGCCAAAGGTGAGAATGATGCACTTAGCAGACAGCACAAGTACGAAGTCGAGCTATTGCAAGCAAGACTCAAAACTGCCAACGAGAATTACCAAGCTTCTCTTGACGCTATCTCTAGTCAGTACTCTGCTAGGTTGCAGCAATCTGAACAAAGAGCCAAAGTATATCAACGTCAAGCCGAAGGTGGAGCCACTGAGTGCAGAAGTCTTGCAAGCCATGCAGCCAGACTCGACAACAGTCTTGAACAAGGCAGACAGTTGGTTGAAGAACTCCGGGCAACTGTTAGACTCCGTGACGGACAAATAATTGAATTGTCTAATCAGATTCGAGCAGACCGTAAACTATTAGAATAGGACTTATTATGGAAACCGTTGATTCTATGAAGCCAATGCCAGACCCAAGCGAGTCTAGTAAGCTTACAGACTGGGCAAAGGAACCCAGTATACAATCCTTAAAGGCTGACCTTGAGGCAGGTAAACCAGCTCATGATGCATTGATGAATGAAATCAATGACTGGAATGACTTACGTAAAACAACGGGTAAGCATAAGCCCCCTAAGATTAAAGGTCGTTCTCAGGTTCAACCTAAACTGGTTCGCCGTCAGGCAGAGTGGCGTTATGCTCCTCTGTCTGAACCGTTCTTGTCTTCACCTAAGCTATTTACGGTAAAGCCTGCTACCTGGGAAGATGCTGATGCAGCTCGTCAGAATGAGTTAGTACTGAACTACCAGTTCCGTACACAGCTTAATCGTGTGAAGCTTATCGATGATTTCATTCACTCTACTGTGGATGACGGCACCAGTATTGCTCGTGTAGGCTGGGACCGTCGTATTATTAAGGTTAAAGAGGAAGCACCAGTATTCCAGCTTTACCCAATTGAAACAGAAGAGCAGATTCAGGCTTTACAACAAGCCCTAGAATTGAAGACTGCTAACCCTCGTCAGTATGAGGAGAACGTACCGGATGACATCAAAGAAGCAGTTAACTACTTTGAGGAAACCGGTGAAGCTACCTATGCTATTCAATCTGGTTCCACGGAAGTAGAGATTGAAAAGGCAATCATCAACAGACCTACTGTAGAATTTCTCGACCCTAACAACGTAGTAGTTGACCCGTCCTGCAACGGTGATTTAGATAAGGCACTCTACTGTGTCATATCGTTTGAAACCTGTAAGGCTGACCTACTTAAAGTACCTGGTCGTTACCACAATCTGGATAAGATTGACTGGGATTCCAGTTCTCCTATTACTGACCCAGACCATGCATCTAATACCCCAGGTGATTTTCAGTTCCGTGATGCTATGCGTAAACGTGTGGTTGCTTATGAGTACTGGGGATTCTGGGATACAGATGGTAAGGGTGAGCTACAGCCAATTGTAGCTACCTGGATTGGTTCCACTCTTATTCGTTTAGAGAAGAACCCATATCCTGATGGTAAGTTACCAATTGTAGTCACTCCTTACATGCCTCGTAAACGAGACCTGTTTGGGGAAGCTGATGCAGAGTTGCTTGGTGAAAACCAAAAGATTCTGGGTGCTACTATGCGTGGCATGATTGACTTACTTGGTCGTAGTGCCAATGGTCAACGTGCTTACCCTAAAGGAATGCTCGATGCTCTTAACCGTAGACGTTTTGAAGACGGTCAGGACTATGAGTATAACCAATTACAAGGAAATCCAGCTCAGTCGATTATTGAGCATAAGTTTCCTGAGTTACCTCAGTCAGCTATTGTAATGTCCCAAATGCAGAACCAGGAAGCAGAGGCACTAACGGGTGTTAAAGCATTTGCTGGTGGTGTAACAGGTGAAGCTTACGGTGATGTTGCTGCCGGTATTCGTGGTGTACTTGATGCTGCTTCTAAACGTGAGATGGCTATTCTTCGTCGTCTGGCAAAAGGCATGGCTGACATTGGTACAAAGATTTGTGCAATGAACGCTGTATTCCTGTCAGAGAAAGAAGTTGTTCGAATTACTAACGAAGAATTTATTGAAGTAAATCGTGAAGACTTAGCGGGTAACTTCGACTTAGAAGTTGATATTAATACTGCTGAGATTGATAACCAGAAGTCCCAGGATTTAGGCTTCATGGTTCAAACATTGGGTGACTCTGTACCAATGGATGTTAAGTTACGTTTACTCGCTAAGATTGCAGACCTTAAACGTATGCCTGACTTGGCACATGAATTACGTACTTACCAACCACAACCAGACCCAATGGAAGAAGAACTTAAACGTCTTGCTGTTGAGAAAGCACAGCTTGAGAATGAAGAACTTAAGTCTCAAATTGAACTCAATAAAGCTAAGGCTGAAGCAGAGACTGCTAAGAAAGACCTTACTAACCTGGATTATCTGGAGCAGGAATCTGGTACTAAACATGCTCGTGAGATGGATAAGCAGAAAGCTCAATCTCAGGGTAACCAAAACCTGCAAGTTACTAAGGCACTTACCCAACCACAGAAAGAAGGTGATTCTTCCCCTAACATATCTGCTGCAATTGGGTATAATGCATTGACCAACGGAGATAATTCGGGTATTCAATCTATACCTGATAGAGAGATAGCAGCACAGAATGACCCAGCTCTCTCAATTGGTTCCAAATACTTTGACCCGGCACAAGACCCAGCTCTTAGTCCTGGTATGAACATTTAATAAGAGGCAGACCATGTCAACCGAATACACCATCGAAGAACTTGAACTCCACCGTAACAAGCTGAAAGCCTCTGTTGCCTATGCAGAAGATGTACGTAAACTCATGGGTAACCCACTCTTCCGTAAAGTCATTCTGGAAGATTTCTGTATTCAGTCAGCTGCACGTTACGTACAAGAATCCTGTGACCCACTGCTTACAGCAGACCAGCGAGCAGATGCATTAGCACTGGCTCAGGCAGGTGGTCACCTTAAACGTTGGCTGGACATTACCTTGCGTATGGCAGATTCCAGTGAACGCTCTATTCTGGATGTGGACGATGAACTTGAAAAACTTCGTGCTCAACCAGAAGATGAAACTGAATAATAACCCGGAGATATCCTATGACTACGGAAGCCACTAATAAGGCTTCCGACATTTTCGAAATGTCGGATGATGAGATTCTGAATATGTCTTCCCCTGTTGTTGAAGATACTCAGAACAACCCAGAAGATGACAATGTTCATAGTCAGAATAATGACGATGTAGTTGCCACTCAAGCTGAACAGCAACAGCAAGTAGAACCTGAAGTAGAGACCGAAGTTGAACAAGTAGAAGATGCAAACTCTTCCAATTCTGATAATGTTAATGATAAAGTTGACAATACAGAAGTTGATAGTAACGATAAGCCGATTACTGAAGATGCCTCTACTACCGAACAACCCGGCCAGGTTGAAGGTAAAGACAAGCAGGAGGAAACTCCCAAGTCTGATGGTCTGCCCGCCGACTTCAACTATAAAGCAGGCTACGAGCAAATCATGGCCCCCTTTAAAGCTAACGGTAAAATGATTACTCCCCGTTCACCGGAGGAGGCCATTAGCCTGATGCAGATGGGTGCTAACTACACTCGTAAAATGCAAGAATTGCAGCCTTATCGTAAGGTAATGCTGATGCTGGAAAACAACGGATTAATGGATGAAGGTAAACTTTCTTTCCTGATTGACCTGGAGAAAAAGAACCCTGAAGCTATTAAGAAGTTGATTAAAGAAGCTGGTATTGACCCTCTCGATATTAATCCCGAAGAGGAAGTTAATTACCAAGCAGGCAATCACCGTGTAACTGACGCTGAAGCAGCATTTGCAACCGAACTGGACGATTTAAAGTCTACCCCAGAAGGACAAGCTACTTTAGGTGTAATCGCTCAGACATGGGATGCACAGAGTAAAGAAGCACTGTTTGAGAATCGTGGCTTACTACAGACAATTCAACAGCAACGTGAAAATGGTATTTACGACCGTATCGTTTCTGAAATGAGTCGTCTGCAAATGTTAGGTCAGATTCCGGCTGGTACTCCGTTCTTGGCTGCGTATAATCAGGTTGGTAATCAACTGGCTGCTGCTGGTGGATTTGCTGACTTGGTGCAGCCAAAGGCAGAACCTACTGTAACTACTCCAGCTGCTAAAGCTCCTGTAGTTACTCGTGTAGTACAACCTAAACCGGTTATTACTAACACAGAGCAAGCAAGTGCTGCATCTCCTAGTCGAGCTGCACCACGTAAAGTAGAACAGTTTATTAACCCACTCGCTATGAGTGACGAAGATTTCGCTAAACTACCAGTACCCGGTAGACTTTAAAAGGTAAAGTACATGCTTAACTATAACGCTCCTATTGACGGTCAGAAGTCCAGTATTGACGGTGCTAACTCTGACCAGATGAATACCTTCTTCTGGTTGAAGAAAGCTATTATCCAATCTCGCAAAGACCAATATTTCATGCCTCTGGCATCTGTTACCAATATGCCGAAGAACTATGGTAAGACTATTAAAGTCTACGAATACGTTCCTCTGCTGGATGACAAAAACATCAACGACCAGGGTATCGACGCCAACGGTGCTACCATCGTAAATGGGAACCTGTATGGTTCCAGCAAAGACATTGGTACTATTACCTCTCGTCTGCCTCTGCTGACTGAGAACGGTGGTCGTGTAAACCGTGTTGGCTTTACCCGTCTGTCTCGTGAAGGTTCCATTCACAAGTTCGGCTTCTTCTACGAATTCACCCAGGAATCCCTGGACTTCGATTCTGACGATGGTCTGAAAGAACATCTGTCTCGTGAACTGATGAACGGTGCCGTTCAGCTGACTGAAGCAGTACTGCAAAAAGACCTGCTGGCTGCTGCCGGTACTATTCTGTATGCGGGTGCAGCAACCTCTGATGACGAAGTCACTGGTGAAGGTACAACTCCTTCTGTAGTTTCTTACAAGAACCTGATGCGTCTGGACCAAATCCTGACTGACAACCGTACTCCGACGCAGACTACTATCATCACTGGTTCACGTATGATTGACACTCGTGTCATCGGTTCTACCCGTGTAATGTACGTAGGCTCTGAACTGGTACCAGAACTGAAAGCAATGAAAGACCTGTTTGGTAACAAAGCTTTCATCGAAGTTCAGCACTACGGTGATGCTGGTACCCTGATGAACGGTGAAATCGGTTCTATTGATAAGTTCCGTATCATCCAGGTTCCTGAGATGCTGCATTGGGCAGGTGCTGGTGCAGAAGCTACTTCTGCTAACCCAGGTTACCGTACCTCTACTGTAAACGGTACCGAGCACTATGACGTGTTCCCGATGCTGGTAGTTGGTGACGACTCGTTTACCTCTATTGGTTTCCAGACTGACGGTAAGTCTGTTAAGTTCACTGTCATGACCAAAATGCCTGGTAAAGAAACGGCTGACCGTAACGACCCTTACGGTGAAACTGGCTTCTCCAGCATTAAGTGGTACTATGGCATCCTGGTTAAACGTCCAGAGCGTCTGGCTCTGATTAAGACTGTTGCACCGCTGTAATAAAATACGGGGGAGGTAACTCCCCCCTTTAATTGAACCAAAGGAAACATGACATGAGCATTAACGACAAGCCGACCACTGACAACGTTCAGGGCAACGATTCCGTTGATGAGTTACAAGTTGATGAGATGACCATTCTTAAACAACGTGCAACCATGATGGGTATCAAATTCTCTAATAACATCGGATTGGAAGCACTACGTAAAAAGGTGGCAGATGCACAGGAAGGCATTACTGAACAAGAACAACCTGAAGTAAATCCACTGGCTACTACTACTGTACAAGAAGATAAACTGAGCATGGCTCAACGTATCCGTCTTGAGAATACTCGACTGGTACGAGTACGTATTCAAAACCTGGACCCTAAGAAGAAAGACCTGCCGGGTGAAATCCTTACTGTTGCTAACGACTATATGGGTACTGTTCGTAAATACGTTCCGTATGGTGAAGCAACCGATAATGGTTACCACATTCCTTACTGCCTCTATAAGCTACTTAAGAATCGTAAGTTCCTGCACGTTAGCGTTAAGAAAGGCCGTAACGGTAAAGAACGTGTAGAGCAACAATGGGTTCGTGAATTCGCAATTGAAATCCTGCCCCAGCTTACAGAAGAAGAACTGAAGCAACTGGGTCAAGCCCAGCTTGCAGCTGGTAGCTTAAACGACGATTAAAGTATAAGCTGATGCTAACACGGCCCATAGGTAATATACCGTGGGCCGTTTTCATTTGAACCAAGAGGAAAAGACTATGTCTTGTGGGGCAGAAACAGAAGCTAACCGATTGCTGTTAGCACTTACTGCTGGTGAGGACTTTACTCTACCAGAAGTTGATATGACTAACTGGGATATCCCAGGTGGTGATGATTCACCAATCTTTGCAGAAGTACCTCGTATCACTAACGAATCTCTTACTACCCGTGAAGTAGGTGGCTCTGGCGTATTTGATGCACTGATGGAATCTGCCAGTAAACACCTTAAAGCTGAGTTCAAAGAGAACCGAATTACTGGTGGTGAGTACACTAAAGCCTACATTGCTACTTTAGAAGCATGTATGGGCAATGCTGTACAATTCCTGTTAGGTCGTGACTCTGCTTACTTCCAGGCAGCACTGGCACAGATTCAGGCAGTTACTGCACGTGTTGGTTTGGCAACGGCTAAGGCTCAGTTTGTACTTGCTAAGGTGCAGGCACTGACTACTAAGTCTGAGTATGCTTTAACTAAACTGAGACTCTCTAATGAGAGCCAGAACTACTGTGCTGCTTTGTTCAACCTGGATAAGATTCTTCCAGCTCAGGAACGTTTGCTACAAGAGCAGTACGAAGTACAGCGTGCTCAGACTCAGGATACTCGTTCTGATGCCCTACCAATTAAGGGTAGCATTGGCAAACAAAAAGACCTGTATGACCAGCAGATTACTAGCTATAAGCGTGACTCTGAGGTTAAAGCAGCCAAGCTCTTTACTGATGCGTGGATTACTCAGAAGACTATTGATGAAGGTCTGGTTCCACCGGATGGTTTCACTAATGACCAAATCAACCCAATTCTCATGACCCTGAAATCGAACAACAACCTGGGATAATGTATGGGACTGTTCAGCGGAAAGACTAAAATCTTTGTAGCATCTTCTGTTTATAATCTGGCAGGGGATATTAACAATCGTCCTAACTATATGAAGACTACTGTTATTGGTGGGATACTCAATGCCAGTAATTTCTCTATGGGAGACGTCATTAGTAACAGCTACATTAGTGGCCCCGGCATTCGTATGCGTTTGTTCTCAAGCTGGAGTAAGAACCACTTTGATGAGCATATTGGCCTTACTAATCCTACGCTGAACACCCTTGCTAAGATTGACCCAGAACTGGTTAAACATAACTTACCTGCCAAGGATGGTAAGGTGCTTTACGTTCAAAGTGCTGATATTGGCTTTGGTGATTTCCAGGAATGGTGTGACCAGTACATCTATGAAAATGCACCAACTCGCATTGATGAACAGTTTGAAATTGATATTGATGACGAGACTGGTGTTATCACTATGGAATCCCAGGAAGGTGGTTCTACTATTCAGTTTACTCCTGTCAATTTTGAACAAGGTTCCCGTTATCTCTACGTAGATTACACGTATTACTCTGACCCTAAAGAAGACCCACCTGTAGTTGGTCCCCTGCTTACTTTCAGCAATGAAAGCGAACTACCGTCTACTTTCTTCTGGTCTACCGTATCTGAGGACTTCACCCCAAGAAGTGAAACCCTTAATACTACTGTAGAAGTACATTCGAGTTTTTCTGATGGAAGACCTGATGAGGAAACTACTACAACAGATACTGATACCGAAACCTGGAATGATTACATTAAGGTATATAAGAGAGGTTTTAACCTATCTCTTACTACTGCTCAGGTAATCATAGATAACCGGGTTATGACTCATACTAAGTTAGGAACCAAGAAGACCAGTACTAATACGGTCACCGAGGAAATTGACCTTGGTGGTGGTGTTATAGAAACACGTGTTACGACTACTACCGGTGAGTACATAGAGATTGAGTACACATCTCAAACTATATCAACCAAAACCATTACTGATGCCGCTGGTGAACCACACCTCTTTATCTACAAAGAGGGTGATGGTAATTCTGAACTGGATTCGTTGTTTAATACTTACTCTGATGACAGCAGGTTTTACCCCTTTATTCCAATGAGGTCAGATAAGACCTGGATAGACCAGGATGAGGATATGTACCCACTTTGTAAGACTGCTTTACGCAAATCTACTGGGGGTAAGCTGAATAAAGTACTGGATACGCTTAAGGACAATGATGATATTGATGACATTCAGTACATCTATGGTGCTTTTGGTTGTGCACTTAATACCCCAGAGGACACAGCTAAAGAGTACATATTCCGTTTCTTTGAGATGGCTGCTGAAGCTTTCCCAGCTGACCCAAACTACCCAACTATAGAGTCAATCATACAGGCGTATGAGTTAGCTAATATGGATGCAGAGGAGTATTCACAATGGTGGGCAGATAACACTAGTGGTGCTGTAATTGTCAGTACTCCACCAAACCCCCCTGAGTATCCTGTTATCCCAAAAAGAGAATATAGGGTACGCAGTACTAAGGGTTACAAGTTTGATATGACTGTAGAGTGGAACTATATTTTTGAGACTAGCCATACTGGTACTGCATGGGAAGGTGCTAAGAAAGGTGAACTCAAAACTCAGATGGGGGAGACTATTACTCTAACCCGTAAGTCATATCGTACTAATACCCAGGGTGACTTAGTTGAGTACACCAGTTCTAAAACAATGCCTGCATTTGAAATGCTTTGGCAAACAGGTAATGGTACATATAAAAAACTGACCGTGTACGGTCTTCGTCACCGTAACATGGTCTATAAGGATAAGAGTGTTGACTCTACTGCTAAGGAAGCCCTGGATGATGCAGATGAGTCAGGATTCCTTATCCCCCTGCATACCAACATCTACCGTTCAATGTCACTGGTTCGTAGTACTCAGTTGTCTACTGCTTGTACTTACTTAGTTCTTAACAGCTATAAGAAAGTTAAACAGAAGTGGTATCAGTCCGGGGCATTTAAGATAGCAGTTATTGTTGTAGCCATTGTTATCTCGGTAGCCTCTATGGGTACTGGTTCAGCTGCTGGTGCAGGTATCCTTGGTGCCTACGGTTCTGTTGGGGCTGCATTAGGTTTTGCTGGTATTGCTGCCATCATTGTGGGGGCTATTGCGAATGCAGTAGCAGCTATGGTTATGATGTCTATTCTCAGTACAGCATCCACTGCACTGTTTGGTGACAAGCTGGGCATTATCGTTGCTGCTATTGCTTCCTTCGTAGCAATGAACGTAGGTACTGCACTTTCTACCGGTACCTCTATGTCCACTATGATTGCTAACATGGCTAATGCTCAGAACTTAACTATGCTCACCTCCTCGGTAGGCAATGGCATTAGTCAGTATATTAATGCAAGTACTGCTGATACTATTCGTAAGACAGAGGAAGTGTTACAGCAGTACAATACTGACTCTAAAGCTATTCAGAGTAAGTACCAGGAAATGTTTGGTACTGACGGTTCAGGCATAATCGACCCACTCTCCTTTATTGGGATTGAGTCACTTGATTGCTTCACAAACCGTACTCTCATGACTGGTTCAGATATCGCAAGTATGTCCCTGGACATGATTACAAACTTTGCTGATATAACCACTAATATTGATTTAACGTGAGGTAAGTCCTGATGGATTTAAGCTTCTTAACTGGTAATACGCAACCTTCGGTTGGTGCCTTCCAGTGGGCTAATAATGGCAATAGCAACATGGGGTTTAATACCCCTGCTATGGCCTACCAACCTGATACGTCTTTAGCTGGTTCCCTTGGTGGTTCTAGCAGCACTCCTCTTACTGGCCTGTCCGGTCAGTTGGGTATGAATATCCCAACTTTCCAGTTAGGATTAGGTGCCCTTGGTTCCTTGGGTAGTCTCTATGGTGCATTTCAGTCCAATAAGCTCGCTAAGGACCAATTTAACTTCACCAAAGACATTACTAACACGAACCTCAATAACCAGATTAAGTCTTACAACACTGCGTTAGAAGACCGTGCTCGTAGCCGTGCTGTGGCAGAGAACCGTGATTCTGCTTCGGCAGATGCTTATATTGAACGTAACAAACTTACTCGTTAAGGGGTAATTATGGCTCAGATTACTTGGCGAAATGTTGATGCACCTAACTTCTCTGGAGTTGGTGACAGCATTCGTTCATTCAGTGGTCTGCTTGGTAATGCTACTGCTGGTCTTAGCGATGCACTGGGTAATTTCCAGACTGCTGCAAGACAGGAGGTAGGTAACCAGGTTATGCAGAATGCTCTGCAATACCAAGACCCTACTGAGTACCGTAATGCTCTGGCAAGTGGTGCTCTGTTTCAGGGGGTAGACCCCTCTTTGATTTCTAACCGTACTTTGGAAAATCTTGATAGCCGTACCGGTAATCTGTTGAACCAAGCTACTCAGCAACAAGCTTTGGATTACAACACTTACCGTACTGGTCGTATGCAAGACTTAGATGCCCGTGGTGATGCAGCCTCCCCTGCTTTACGTCAACTGGCTCTGGCTTACCAAAGTGGTGACCCTAATACTATTGCACGTGCACAGCAACAATACGGTGGTGCATTGGATTCGCTTCCTGCTGACCAAGTACAAGAGATTATGGGCCGACTTCAGAACCAAGGTAGTAATGCCATTGGTCAACGCCGTGACTTGTTCAATCTTGGTACCAACATGCGTGACGATGCAGATAGTCAAGCTGCTATTGGTGCACTGTCACAGATTGTCCGTGGTGCGGAGAACCCTAATGATGCTCGTATCCTTGCAGAAGCATATAGCAGAGGTTTATCACCAACAGCTCAAGCTCGACTCCAGGGGTTACTGGCCCAGCAATACCCAGGCACTTATGGTAACAACGTTACTTCTGCTCCAGGCACTGCTGGCACTCGTAGTGGTAGTCCGTTTGACGTGACCTACCAATTCCAGGGAACCAGTAAGCCAATCACTCAGATGAGCATTGGTGAGGTAACTAACCATCAGGCTAATATGATTAGCTCTCAGGGTGCTTCCCCTGTTGGTGCTTACCAGATTAACAAGGCTACCCTTGAAGATTTTGCTCCTAAAGTACTGGGTGAAAACTGGCGTAACATGCCTCTCTCCCCTGAGAACCAGGACAAGATTGGGGAAGCTATTTTTAATGCTCGTAAGAATGGTAACCTTAAAGATACTTGGGCTGCTCTACCAGACTCTACCGTAGGTGCTTATAAGAACAGAACCTGGAATGAGATGAAGGGTCTTATTGCACAAGCTGAAGTAGGAGCAAACCCTCTTGCAGTACAGCAAGCTGTACAAGGCAATCAGGCAGTAAGTAATCTGGCTACTGGTATGATTGGTACCCGTTTTATGGAAAACAATGCAGTGGGTAACGTACCAGATTATCTACGTACTCTGGGTGATACTGCTACTCCTGGTGAAGTTGTTAACCGTCTGCTAGAGAATGACTTCAAGGGTGCTGACCGTAACTGGGTCTTGGCTCGTGTTAATGAGATTGCTCAACGTGCTGGTGTGTCACCTGCTATGGCTGCAACTGTTATGCAGCGTGCACAGACTAACGTACCTGAGAACATGATTTGGCGTGGGCTGCAAGGTCTTAACCCGTTCATCTCCAATGAAGCTGGTAATGGTACTCGTCTTAATGACGATGCTGTTGACCAAATGGTTGGTGCACTGCAACGTGGTGAACCACTGGAGCAATCTGTACGCAATCTGTCTACAGCTCAAGCTGCTCAGAACGTACAAGCTGCACAGCAAGCATATGACACTGCACTGGCTCAGTTGCAGAATACACAGAACAAAATCAGTACTGGTCAAACTGCACTGACTGCTCTGTTACCTTCTCGTCAAGCTGCTGTAGAACGTGCACAAATGATGCTTCAGGCAGCACAGCAACAAGTAACTGCTGACCCACAGAATCTGGCTCCTCGTACCTTCCAGTCTCAGGCTACTACTGACCGGGCTGTAAAACGCGAGAATGATGCAAGGGCAGAACGCTACTTGAGACAGGCCAACCAGATTCCTGGCTATATGCAAACTCGCTAAATTACCCCATACTAACAAAAGCCCTTCGGGGCTTTTTTCTCGCCCACACTTTGTATATAGTGTGCTCTCTAATAGATATAAGTTTGAATAGGAAACCTACCATGTCAACATTTGACAGACTGGCTGGGTTTGCAGACAGCGTAACCAATGCCAAGCAAGTTAGCGTCTCTACTGCAACCGACCAGAAGAAGGCAGAGCAAGGTGTCATCCCTACTCCTATCTCTCAAGATAACGCCTACCAGCTTCAGGCTGGACGTGTTGGAAATCTAGGAACTGGTGCCTTTGAGCAAGGTTCTATTGCATCCGACTTTACTAACCTTTCCCCATTAGAACTCATTAATAAGTATGGTATCGAGCAAGGTACTCAGCTTATTAATCAGAGAGCTAATGCTGCTGACCAGGTATACCGTGATAAGACTATTGAACGTACTCCGGGGCGTGGAGCCATTGACACTGCTTCTGGTGTTGGTCTTGGTTTTGCTAATACCCTTGGGGGCATTGCTGCTCTTGGGGCAGGCTTGGTCAACGATAATGCTGGTGCTTGGGCATCCGAACAACTAGGTAACCTGGGTGATTGGGTGCACTCTACACAGAGTGATGCTTTGAATGCTCGTCGTAAGGTCGTTGCTTCTCAGGGTCAGATTACTGCACTGGAAAATGAGAACCAATACAAGCAAGACGTTAAAGATGGTACTAACCCTACTATTGCTGCACTATCTCGTGTTGGTCGTGATGCACTGGATTCCGTTGGTAATGTCATGCAAGACGGTACTGCCTTAACCGATGGTCTGGCTGAAGGTGTAGGTTCCCTGTTCGCTGCTGGCCCAATCATTAAAGGTATCAATGCACTCGGTAAAGTAGTCACTGGTACCCGTGCTGTACAAGGTGCTCGTGTAGCTGCTGCAATTGATGCAGCTAGCGGTACTAATTCACTGGCTCGTATTGGTGTTGCTGCTCTGGATAGGGCAGGTCGTGTTGCACCTGGTATGCTGGGCATTGGTGCAATGGAAGCTGGTGGTACTTATCAGCAAACTGCTGCTGAAATTATGAAGATGTCTCACAAGGAACTTGCTGAGAAATCTCCAGTATACCAACAGCATATTAAAGATGGCTTATCCCCTGATGAAGCACGTAGACAAACTGCATCTGAAACCGGTGAAATTGCTGCTGCTATTCAATTCCCTATTGCTGCTGCTACTGGCCCACTTGTATCTCGTTTTGAAATGAACCCCCTTAAGGTTGGTTCCGTAGTAGGTGGTGTTAGCAACATGGGTCGTGAATTAGTTGAAGAAGGTACACAAGGTGCTACTAGTCAACTGGCTCAAAATTATGCCCAAAAACAAAACATCGACAAAAACCAAGACCTGGCTAAAGGTGTTGGTGAACAGCTTGGCTTGGGTGCTCTCTATGGCTTTGGTGCTGCTGGGGTTGTTCAAGCTCCTGGTGCTGCTGGTAAGGCTGTGGGTGCTGCTCTGTCTCCTGCCATTCGTACTACTATGGCTGGCTTGCGTGCTGTAGGTAATGTTGGGTCTGCTGCTACTAAACCACTACGTGACGCTCTGGTAGCTCGTGGTGAGCGAGTAATGCAACAGAATGAGCAAGCATCCCCTGTAGCTGATGAAACCGTTCAGGCTGCTGCACAAGAAGCCACAGCACAGGCTGCTAATGCAGAAGAGACACTCTACACTGCTGTTAACGAAACTGATGCTACTCCAGAACAGAAAGAAGCTGCTTATCGCTACGCTTCTGACCTGGTTAATGCTACTCGCTTTGATGAAGCTGAATACGCTGATGCACCTGATTCAGTTAAAGCTGCTGTCACTGGTTCCACTAACCGCGTAGAAGCTATTCAGAAATTAGCAGACTTGGTTAACTCTACGGAAGAGACTGACCCAGAAGCACTGATGACTGCTGCCTCTTATCTGTATGATGGGGTGATGGGCTTTGAAGAGTTTGTAAACCGTGACCCGGCTGCTCTTAATAACCTGCCTAGTGATTCTCCAGCTAATGCTGTACTTGACCAGTACTCTGGCCTTATTGCTAACATCCAGAACACTCCAAAAGTTGCTCGTGCTTTCCGTGCTATTAACCGTATGGTTACTGAGGCAGCAGAACAAGGCAAACTGGAAGTTAGTGAGAACCCTACTCAACAGGAAGTTAATAACGTAGCAATGGCTGCACAGGTTGCTCCTGAGAAGCTTTCCCCTGAATCAGTGGACATGGTTCTTAAGCACGCAAGTGAAGGTCGTATTCAGCTGAATAACCGTCAGAGGGCTGCGTTAACTACTGCTGCTGCCCTCTTGAAAGGTGCTCGTGAATTCGATACCGAAGCTGAACGCTTAGGTCTTCGTCCTCAAGACATTGTAGGTAAGCAGATTAAAACCGATGAGAGTAGAACGGAGGAAGGTCAGTACTCTGCGTTGCAACATGCCCGGCGTATTCGGTCTGCGTATAACTCTGGTAACCTCGACCTCGCCGCCGCTTACCTCAACGACTTTATGCAATTCGCCCAGCACATGAGCAACAAGGTTGGAGCGTTGAACGAGCATCTTATTTCTGGGAATGCGGATAAGAATAAGTCTGTCCATTACCAGGCTCTCACGCCCTCCCGTGAATGGGTTCGTAGTCGTACCGGTCTTGGTGTCAATCCCTACGATACCAAGTCTGTTAAGTTTGCCCAGCAAGTAGGGCTTGAAGCTAAAACCGTAGGCGATATTGCCAATGCTCTCGCCTCGGCTTACCCGGAGCTGAAAGTTCCTCATATCGAAGTTACCTCTTTGGATTCACGTCTGAACGATACAGCTGCTCAGGTGGTTAAGGCTTTCCGTCAAAGCAATCGTGACGCTGCCTCATCTCAACAGACTGCCCAACCAGTGAATCAGGTTAAAGAATCTCCTGCACAAACTCAGGAGGCCAAACCTACTGTAACAGAACCAGTGGTAGAAAATACTACTCCTGTTAAAGAGGTTAGCGTAGCAGAAGAGAAAGTAACTAAGACTACACCTGAAAAGGTAGAAGCTGCTGAATCGGATGCTACCCTCACTGATGAAGGTACCACTACGCAACCTACTGAAAAGAAAGAAGGTACTGCTGCTGTGTATCCTAACCTGTATTCCTCAGATAAGGTTACCAACTACTTTGTTAAATCTTTCAACGTACCAGCAGAACCTAAGTCTCGTACTGTAGGTTCTGAGTCTCCACTGAGTGACTTAACTAAGGCACTATCTTCTCGTGCTCGTTACGAAGTATACGTGAACCAGGATGAGGCTAACCCAGCATTTACCGGTGAAGTGGCTAAACGCTACAGTGACCTGATGAAACATGGTGAGGGTATTGCTGACTTACTGCGTAACCGTATGGAGAAATTCCTCTCTAACAAAAACGTTGGTAAACGTTTTGCTGAGGGTACAGAAGCTAACCGTTGGGTAGGTGGTAAGCTGCTTAACATTGTTGAGCAAGATGGTGATACTTTCAAATACAACGAAGAGCTGTTACAGACTGCTGTACTTGCTGGTCTGCAATGGCGACTCACTGCTGTACAGAACTCTGCCATCAAAGATGCTAAAGACGTAGCTGCTATTACTGGCATGGACCAGTCCTTGTTACCGGATGGTCTCGTTGAAACCTTTGAGAATGGTATGACTCTGGTTGAAGCCACTAACTCCCTGGCTCAAAAGATTGAGTCTTACTGGGGATTAGAGCGTAACCCTAATGCACCACTGGGTTACACCAAAGGTATTCCTGCTGCTATGGCTGCTGAAATGCTGGCTGCTTTTGTTGAGTCTGGTGACGTTACAGAAACCATCATCAACATGAATGAGTTTGACCCGGACAACAATAAAACTGTTGGTCTGTACTCTATCTCTAAACTAGATGAAGCTGACCCAATCAATAAGTTCCCTACTGCTATTGAGGAAGCAGTACTGGTTGAACCAGAAGAGAAGATTTACTTTGGTGATGATGTACCTGCTGTGCCACGTAATCAATTACGTAACCCAGCTGTACAGAATACTCCTGAACAACGTAAAGCTCTTAAAGCAGAACAAGAGACTGAGTTCTTTGTACATGAGCCAATGGTTAACTTCTATGAAGCTATGGGTCGTGACAATATTCTTGCTCTGTTAGGCGCTGGTACTGTTAATCCTGAACTACTTAACGTAAACACTGCTCGTTCTATGGAAGGTAAAAACCTTTCTGTAGCTGCATCTTATGACCACCTGTTTAACGTTATTAATCAGGTACGTGCTCAGTCTGAGAATATCTCAGAAGTACCAATCCACTACGGTTACAACATGACCCGTGTTGGTCGTATGCAGATGTTAGGTAAATACAACCCACAATCAGCCAAGCTGGTTCGTGAGGCTATTCTGCCTACTAAAGCTACTCTGGATTTGTCTTCCCAGAACTCTGCTGACTTCTCTGCGTTCCAGTTAGGACTGGCTCAAGCACTTGGCATTAAGGTTCATAACATGAGCCGTGATGCTATGGCACAGAAACTGACTGCTGCTCTGGAAGGTAAACTCAAACCTGCTGTAGATATGATGGTTGACTTCAACAAGACTGGTTCCTTACCAGATAACTCTGTTGAAATTCTGAATACTGCACTGGGTGGTGATAAGTCTTTTGTAGCTCTCATGGCTCTGATGGAGTATGCACGCTACCTGAATGCGGAAGATAAGGCAGCATTCAATACCCCACTGTATGTAGAAGCTGATGGTGTTACCAACGGCCCTATCAACGCAATGGTATTGATGACTGGTGGTAAGTTCTCTAAAGAGTGGCTGACTAACGTTGCTAAGGGTGGCTTATTCTTCGGTAAAGCTGGTAAGACAATGAACGAGCATCGTTCTATTGATGACAGTGTAGACCTGTATGAAGCCTCTACCAACGCACTGAAAGCATCTCTTACTGCTCTGCGTAATAGTTATGCTGGTAACCCGTCTATCAGTACTCAGATGAACCACCTGACCTCTCTGATGGATTTGTTCTTGCCTGACCTTACTCTGCGTGAGGATGGTACCCTTGAGCTTAAACGTGGTATTGCTAAGAACCCACTGACCATTACCATTTACGGTTCTGGTGCTCGTGGTATTGCAGGGAAAATGGTTAGTGCAATTACTGATGCTATCTACGAGCGCATGTCTGACGTTCTCCAGGCACGTGCTAGTAATCCTGATGTATCAGCTGCTATGGCTATGTTCGGCAAGCAGGCTGCTTCTGAAGAGCACGCAGAGCAAATGCTTAAGCGTTTCCTTGCTGATATGGATGCACTTACCTCTGCTATCCCTGTTAAGCGTAAGAACGTTCTTCAGATTGAAGAATCAGGCCCAGGCATGAAGGGTAAGCTGAACCCACAAAAATTCACTTTACAGGGTGAGCAACTTAAAGCCTTGCAGGAAAACATGCTGCACTTCTTCGTTGAACCAATGAGAGAAGGTATTAGCCAGACTGTTGGACAAAGCCTGATGTTCTCTACTGAGCAACTTCAAAAAGCTACTCAGATTCAGTCTGTGGTGCTGGAAGACCTGTTCAAACAACGTGTACAAGCAAAGCTTCTGGAAAAAGAAAAAGACCCAACATGGAAGAAGGGTGATTTCCTTACTCAGAAAGAGCTTAACGATATCCAGGCATCACTGAATAACCTGGCCCCAATGATTGAGACTGGTTCTCAGACTTTTTACATTGCTGGCTCGGAAAATAGTGAAGTGGCTAACCAAGTATTGGCTACTAACCTAGATGACCGTATGCGTGTTCCTATGAGTATCTACGCACCTTCTCAGGCTGGTGTTGCTGGTATCCCATTCATGACCATTGGTACTGGTGATGGGATGATGATGCAGACTCTGTCTACTATGAAGGGTGCACCAAAGAACACACTGAAAATCTTTGATGGTATGAACATTGGTCTGAACGATATTGAGGATGCTTCCCGTAAAGCTAACGAGGCTGTCTATACCTCTTGGCAGGGTAACCCAATTAAAAACGTTTATGATTCTTTTGCTAAGTTCATGAAGAACGTTAACTTTAACGAGCTGTCCCCGGAAGCCATTGATGCAATTAAAGCATCTGCTCTGGAATATACAGAGCGTGAGAAAGCAACCATTGATGATATTCAGGCTGCTAGTGCACAAATCGAACGTAACCTGCGTAACATTGCCCTGGGTGTTGATATTCGCCACAAGGTAATGGACAAGGTGCAAACCACCGTTGACCAGATGGCTGCTGTTGGTGCTCCTTACGTGAACCAAGGAAAGGTTGACCTGAGTAATATGACTGTGGATGAGCAAGTAACTGAACTTAACCGTCTGTTTGACGAAGAGCTTCAGTCACGTAAAACTGCTACCAAACCTGTTAAGGCCAAGTCAGAAGTAGGCTTTGATACGGTAGGTCGTGCTCATAAGACTGGTGTACGCATTCTGTCTAACACTGCTATTAGCAATCTGGCTAAAGCTATGAAGATGACTACTGAACAGTCTGCTGTCCTTAGCGAGATTCAAAAGTCTCTGTCAGCTAAAGACTACAAAGTCATTTACGGTACGCCTGCCCAGTTGTCTGCATATGCCAAAGAGAAGAACCTGACTGAACTGTCTTCTCAGGAAATGGAAGCTGCACAGGAAGGTGATATCCATGGTTGGACTAACTTTGATGACCAGACTATTTATCTGGTTAGCCCATCAATGGAAACCCTTGTTCATGAACTGGTTCATGCTGCTACCTTTGAAAAGGTGCTTGCTCATTACAACAATGAGAATACTGACCCAACTGTTAAAGAGGCTGTGGAAAACATTGAGCAACTTATGGAGCAATTCCGTAATCTGGATATGTCACGGGAAAATCCAGCAATGCGTGATGCCTATGAAGATGCCTTGTATACCATTGACGGACATCTTAATAACGGTTTTGTAGAACCGGGTTTAGCTAAAGCTGCTGCTGTTAACGAGTTCATGGCATGGGGTCTGACTAACCGTGCTCTGGCTATGAAGCAGAGGACAACCCTTTCCGTGGTTCGAATTGCCAAAGACGTTTATGCAGCAATTAAGAAACTGATTTGGGGACGTAAGGTTGCACCGAAAGTAGCAGATGACATGTTTAGTAATCTGCTGTTTAACAGTGCTGTACTTATGCGTAGTCAGCTTACAACTCAGGCCACTGCTACTGATGGTACCCTGTTTCATAACACTACTTATGGTAATAATGACCGTCTTACCGAACTTAATAAGACGTTTGATAATCTGGTTACTAACTACCTGCGTGTTAGTCCTATTGACCAGATTGAGCGTAAAGGTAAGGTGCAAGATGCACTGATGCTGGCTACCAGTATGACTCGCTCTGTACAGGCTCATGGCTTCCCTATGACCATGCAAGAACAGTCAGTGTTCCAGATGGTTGTAGCTGCTATGGCTACCGAAGCCCAGATTGATTCTTTAGCTATGTCTCGTGCTCAGGAGCTGTTTGCCCATGTATCTAAAAACCTGAAGGTTGAGGATTTCATGAGTAACCCGGATAGCACTGACCCGGCTGACCGTTACTATGCACAAGAGAAGTTCAACACTGTACTGGGTACCAACATTGCTGGTACTGATAAGCAAGGTCGTTCTACTCTGCTGCCTGTGTTCATGGGTCTGGCTATGGTTAATGATGAATTCCGTGCTGTACTGGAAAAAATGCCTGTACCTAAAGCTGACCGTAAGTTGAATAACACTCTGGATAACATCCTGACTAATGCTGGTACTCAGGCAATGGAATCCCTGAATACTCGTCTGGCTGGTGACAATAAGTCTCAGAACGTTCAGGAAAGTATTGATGCACTGACTAACCGTATCACTGAAGCTTCTCTTAACCGTGAGTCGTTCTATGATTCAGTGGCTAACCCTACTGGCAGTATGATTGACCGTGCTAACCAGTATGTGATTGATGGTGTTGAGCGTTTGGCTGATGCTACTCTGGACCGTGCTCGTGATGTTGCAGCTAATACCAATAACCCATTGGTTAAAGCTACTGCACATGCTGCACAGCTTGTTGCTGCTGTTGCTACAGAGAAGAACGGTGAGAAAGTTGCACAAGGTGTAATGGCTACTATGAACCAGGGTAAAGTATGGAAACCCTTCCATGACCTGGTTAACGATATTGTTGGTCGTACTAAGACTAACGCTAATGTTTACGACATGATTAAAGCTGTTCGTTCCCAAATTCAACAAGACCGTCAGCAGTTCCGTGAAAATCTTCCAACCATTATTGCTGAGAAGTTTACCCGTGAACTCAGCAAAGAAGAGTGGAGAGCAATGCACACTGGCTTAGGTAAAACTGACCTTGCTGTTTTACGTGAAACTATGAGCATGGGTGATATCCGTGACCTGCTGTCTGACAGTAAACTTGTTGATGCAGAAATTAATAAACTGGAAGCGAGACTATCTACCCAAGCTGGTCGTAACTGGGGGCTTATCGAACGTAAGTCTAAGCAGTTAGCTAAGTACATGATTACCGGTGTGGTAGGTAATAACTTACTCCGTAACGCATACGCTATTAGTCGTTTACTCGGTGAACGTACTGCTGCTAAATCGACTGTAGACGTAGCTGCACTGGATAAGCTGATTACCCTTTATGCACTGGAAACCATGAACAAAGCTGACCGAGATATCCTTTCTTCACTGGCTCAAAACGAAGTTGAAGGTATGGATTTCTCTCTGTCCTACATGGTAGGCCAGCGTGTGGAAGAGGTGCGTAAGGCCAATAGTGACCCACGTACCAAACTGAACAGCTACAAGGGTTACATCCCTACTATGCAACAACAGGGTGTTAACCTCATCGTAGCTGAAGATGGTGACTTTGGTTTACTCAACGAACGTTCTTACGTTCGAGTAGGTACTTACTCTGGTTCCTCTGCTGACACTAACAAAGCCAGCCGTGGTTACTACTTCAGTCCTGTAGCAGCACGTGCTCCGTTTAGTCAGGGTATTCTGCAAAACGTTCGTGACACTGCTAATGGGGTAGACGTAGGTACTGGTTTTACCATGAACACTATGGTAGCTGGGCGTATCACAGATATGCACACTGTAAAACGCATCCAGAAGGCTATGGCACGTGGTGAACGTGGTGGTGAGCCACTGTTACCCATCTATGACGATAAGGGCATGGTGGTAGCGTATGAGCGTTCTGTTAACCCAGAAATGCTTAAGCATCTGAACCAGGATAACCACTTTGCTAAGATGGTTGGCGTATGGCGTGGTCGCCAGGTAGAAGAGGCTAAAGCACAGGCTTACAACGATGCACTTATTGAACGTCTGCATGACATGTATGAGGCTGACCTGAAAGAGTCTTCTTCTAACCAGTCTCAGTACGTCAACGTGTTTGGTCAGACTAATGACGTTGTATTGTCTGATGCAGTTAAGCTGATGAACCTTGAGACTCGTAAAAAGGCTGAGAGTCTCTTTGGTGAGAATCAACTGTGGGTACGTCGTGATATGCTTAACGACGCATTCGGTTATCGCTCTGCCTCTGTAGGTGATGCGTGGACTGGTAACAGCCGTTGGAATGATGAAACTCTGGACACCGTTAAGAAGATGTTCATTGGTGCATTCGGTAACAAAGCTTACCGTTACATGATGAATGCTGAAAACACTATTCAGAGTGCTGTTAAAGACGCCAAGACCCTGATTGTTGTTAAATCTATGGTAGTTCCAGCTGTTAACTTCCTGGCTAACATCTATCAGATGATTGGTCGTGGTGTACCGGTTAAGGATATTGCTGTTAATCTCCCTCGTAAAACCAGTGAGATTAACCAGTACCTTAAGAGTCGTATACGTCAGATTGAAGCAGAAGCTGAGTTACGTGCCTCTACCAATCCGAACCAGTCACGTAAGCTGGAAGCTGAGATTCAGTCTATTACTGACAGCCACAAACGTATGTCCATCTGGCCTCTGATTGAACGTGGTGAGTTCTCTTCCATTGCTGACTCTGGCATTGGTCGTGATGAGATTCTTATTACTGAAGGTAAACTGCACCAGTACATTGACCAGCTGGCTAACAAACTACCTAAAGGCTTACGTACTGCTGGGCGTTACGCACTCATTACCAAGGATACTGCACTGTTCCAGGGTATTCAGAAGACTGTTGAGTACTCTGACTTCATCGCTAAAGCAATCATCTATGATGACTTGACTAAGCGTAAGAAGATGAGCAAAGCAGAAGCACTTGGTCGTGTTACAGAAGAGTTTGTTAACTATGACCGTCTGCCTGGTCGCTTCCGTGGTTACATGGAGAGCATGGGTCTGATGTGGTTCTACAACTTTAAGATTCGTTCGGCTAAGGTTGCAGTATCCATGATTCGTAACAACCCAGTACACTCACTGATTGCTACCGTGGTTCCTGCTCCTACTATGTTTGGTAACGTAGGTTTGCCTATTCAGGACAACATGTTTAGCCTGATGGCAGATGGTAGGCTGGATTATTCCTTTGGATTTGGGCAGGGCTTACGAGCACCCAGCCTTAACCCATGGCATAACCTGGTTAATTAAAAAATAAGCCCCTCAATAGAGGGGCTTTTCTTATTTGGGGTAACTTGCTTTGGTGTATTCCAGGAAGTAACCAAATTTACTTTCGTACTCTGTAGGTGGATGCTGCTCTACTGCTTTACGCAGTCCATACAGTAGCTCATTCTCAATCTTATCGATATCAATTGAGTCTTCACTTTCCCCTACAGGTAAGCGATGTAGGTAGGTAGGCTTACTAACAAACTTACCCCCTTTGGTCACCACCTTTACACTAGCAAAACCAATAACAGGATTGATTTCCATCACTGGCTCCTTAAAACTTCGCAATACGAAGTTCAAGAACATAGCCGTAAGTTTTCATAGCACTCAGTTGGGTACTAAGTAGGTTACGGTCACTTGCAGAAAGCTCAGCAAACAAAGGAGTAGTGGTGAAGACAGTAAGTTTTTCAATCTTAGTCTTCAGCTCATCAAGCTCCTCTATAATGCGTTGTTGGTGAGGAAATAACTTTTTGTTCATAATGGTCCCTATTCTGCTAATACCCAGTCTTCTGCCAGAATGTCAGACTGAGATGCTAACCATGGTACAAAGGTATCACCTACCGTCTTCATCCCAATCCAAGGGATTGGCTTAAGGTCATGAGACCAAGGACGCTCTAAGGCACTGCTTGCCCACTCTTCAGCAGGAACATAAGAGATGTACATGCCTTTACCATTCCAGCCTTTACGGGCCATTAGGTAACCTACTTTGAGTAACTCAATAGCTTGACCAAAGGTACAACCTTCTGTGTAGCTATTGTATGAAGCCTCAAAGACACCTTTCGGTGACCACGAGATATAGCCACGGAAGTCTGGATGGTTGGATAGTGAATCAGGGTATTCAACCAAATACCCTTCTTCTCCTGGTTCCTCATTATCTGGCAGGTTCCAGTTACGTAACTTACAGTAATCACCCTTGGTCATTGGGAAAGCTAATAAGCTTTTAGTACCAATGTAGTTACGGAAGTTAATCTTAGTTTCCATTAGATTTTACAACCCCCACCTTCACAGCTGTCGTCTTCCAGGAAGCCTTTCAGCATATCCTGGCTCTGCTTCTGCTCGTACAGGTTCTGCTTCAGCAGATAGCCTTCAAGCGGCCAAATCTGCTCTTTGGCATCACGCCAGGCCACATCTTTACCGATGTCAGCATTGTAATTCTCTGGAGATGCACAGGCAGACTTACCAACGATGGTAAAGCCGTTCTTCAGAACCAGTACACAGATGGTTAGTAGCTCCAGGGATTGGAGGCTATCATCCCCAATTACTGTATCTGGCCTCTTTGCACTATTTACGCCGTCTGCTGCTGTAAAGAAGTGAACACTGGCAATACAGTCTTCAATATGAGAAGGGGTAATTCGGGGAGCTACATTAGCACCCTTGTTGTGAATCTCTTGTTCTAAGTCCATGGTATTCCTCTGTGGGTTATCGCTTTCAAATAAAAAAGCCCCCCTATCGCAACATAGGGGGGCTTAGTGCTATTTACCCATAGCTGGGAGGCTTGCTTTCATTAAACCCTTGCCTTTCAGAGGCTAGTTTTGGTTGCGATGCGGGAGCATAAACCCGTTTAGTACCTAACTAGCTGGCTCAGTATTGAGTTGATAGCTCGTTTAACTACTTGCTCAGGCTGGGATTTAAGGAGTTCCCTTCTCCATACATACACCTTGTCGGGGGTATGGTAGTAGGATAGCAGCTACTGGACTGCCTCACCAGTATTGTCTTTAGAGTGCTATGCAATCAGGGCTATGTTGCTGCATTGAATAGGTGAACCATGCTGGATTCTTACCAGCTAGTCTTACGATATAGCGTTATCGACAACCCTCCCCAGGGCGATTTCTCTCTCAACTATTAATTAGTTAATGGGAAATAACAGACTTGTTTCTTTACTGGTTCATAATAGGGTGGAAGCGTCCAGAGGTCTCATCTGGTACTTACGCCGTCGTATGGTTACGACTTACTCCCATAATTCTTCCAATTCGGGGTAGTACTACATGGGTTGTATTTACAATGAGCCTAGTTAAAGGACATAGACCATATAGTACCACCTCGAATTGGTTCCGGCGTCTGGACTCGAACCAGAACACTCACGTTTGTGCACAACGCTAGTACCTACACCGGAATTAATTGCCAGGGATTCCACCTGGCTCCATCTGTTTTTTAAGTCACTCAGATATCGTCTGGACTTGATAGAATGAGAGGCTCCATCAATAAGTATACTCATGCTATTAATAAGTAAACTTATTGCTGGTTACTGGTGAAGGATTCGAACCTCCGGTTGGAGTCTATAGCTTACCGCAGCAGCTCTCCAATCTAGCGGTGTCACACTTAGTCCTGACCTGAACATGCCAGGCCATCTCGTGCAACCAGTAATATTGGTTCCCCGTTTCTAATACACGGACGGGGACACTCCATGGTCGTTTGGTAATCAGGACGACTCACTCCTGACTAATGGTTATGCAATTAAGCAGCCATCAGAACAACATCATCGTTTGCATTTATGTTATTGGTTCGTTTCTAAAAAACCGCATAATCGCTCACGAAAACTATCAAAGAGCACCCTCTGTGGATTCATTTTACAGAAGCATCATTTCAGCTTCCGACCTCAATCAAAGGTGCTCATTGATAGGATGTTGGCTCCCCGTACAGGAGTCGAACCTGTATCATAACATGCCTGCTATGGGTCACTTACCACTAAGCCTAACGGGGAATTTATATAAAATGGCAGGGGTAGCAAGATTCGAACTTGCGAATGTCGGAATCAAAGTCCGATGCCTTAACCAACTTGGCGATACCCCAATAGAATTGGCGGTGAGTAGTGGACTCGAACCACTCTGTCACTGATTAACAGTCAGCCGCTTCACCAATTAGCTAACTCACCATGAGCTACTTATACTATGAGCTAATCATTTCGTCAAATGTGATTCGCATCATATTAACCATCACTCCGGGATACTCGCTTTTGCTAACCCCAAGAAAGAGCTGACGATTTGCTGAATCTTTACAACGCATTGCTACTAAACGTGCACACTGAGCAACAGGATTGTTAAATGGTTCCTTATATTTAACTGCCATAGCTAAAGCCAATTCAACAGTCACAAGAGCATCAACGTACTCAGTAAACTTTTCTTCAGGTTGCATCTTCGTCTGTACCCCAGAGTTCTTCCCAACGAGCCTTACCACGTGCAATTTTAAACTCTAAATCTGCTACCTCTTTTTTAAGAGCAGATAATTCATTTTCCCACTCATGAATATGAGACGTTTCGTCACATTCATAATTACCAGAATCGGTAAATGAGTGCGAAAAATCTTTATCTACATTTCTACCGCAACGTTTGCAAGTATGATTGGTTACCCATTGGGGATGCATATATTCATCCCAACTAGAGTGCTTCCATAGGAACAGTTTACCTATTATATGATTACTGCTAACAGTTCCGCAGGAATTACACATAAGACGTTCACCAGGACTATAATAGTACTTATTGCTGACTAAGACCGGCTCATCGTAGTCTACATCGTGTAAATAAATCATGGTCAATGCCCTAATGGAACCAATGCCCTCCGGAGAGTATTAAAGGGCACTGGTTCAGTTTGTTATTAGTCTGGCGGCTTGTCACCACCGGATTTATCACTAAGTTTCCAAAGGATAACTACAGTGATGATAAATGCTATATATGGAGCCGACACGTCCAATAGCCTAATTAGCAATAGCATTATGACTATGAACACTACCACAAATAGCAGCAGCTTCTGAGCCACCTACCAGCTATTAACGTTTCAGGTTTGAGAACAGAGACGGCTTCGAGGATACAGGGCGTTCAACTGCTTTTTCCTGCACTTCTTCTGCCACAGCAGCTGCTTCAGATGCTTTCTCGGCTGCTGCTTCTTCAGCCTCAGCTACAGCTTTTTCCTGGATTTCGCTGTTAGGGTCAACTTCATCCTCACCCTGTGTTGCTGGTTCAGGAGCAGGTTCTTCTTCCTTCTTCTCAACCATTACGTGCTTGGCTTCACGACGCTTACGAGTTTTTTTCTCTACCAGGGGTGGAGTATCATCTACCTGTTCGGTACCCACCTTTTCGTTGATGCCAACGGTAACAGTACCGTCTTCATTGATAACGATGTCCAGGTCACCTGCACAACTGATGTTGTTATCAATGTAGTCCTGTACACACTGTTTTACTTCGTCTTGGTTCAGTGTAATCTGCATTTGCTTATACCTTTTCGTATAACTTTAAAATTGTCTGGAATGCTGGCGTATTTACACCTGCATGAATGGAACCAATTGCATCAGCTAAGTGCTCATTCTTATTAAGCAGCTTCCCTTTACTATCACGGAGCCAGTTAGCTTCTGGATAAAATGATTGGGCTGCTTGAATCATTGAGTCTTTACTTGCTGTTTTACAACCGGTGAGGGCCAGCTTGTTTTCGGTAGGATTAACTTCAATTAGCTGAATACCCATTGCACGGAATGCACCCAGAATACCAACGCATACACCGTATGATTTCATTCCATTGGCACTCTGCGAACCAACGGGCACCTCTACGAAGACTACAGTTGCCCACTTGAACCAGTCGATAACACCAGAGGTAATATCTACGCAACGAGCAATGTCTTTGCTGTTCTTGCGTACCTGCTTGGTGTCATCTGGTTTGGTTTCTACAAGTAGTAACTCTACATCTGTAAAGATGCCCGTGTTTAGGTCCAGCATTCCCCGTGCTAATCCCCAGTTACGAAAACTGGGGTCACAACCTAGCACGGGTATTTTCATTATTTCTTACCGAAAAGGGATTTCTTAGCAGCCCCAGCAGTAGGGTTACCAGCAGCTGGAGGTGCACCAGCAGTACCGGCATTGCCGGATTTCTTCAGCTTGTGGGTATCCACTTTACCCTGGTTCGCTTCCAGCCATGCATTCCAGAATACAGGCTCTTCAGCAGACAGGTCACGGTCAGCAGCCAGTGCTTCAGTAACTTCCAGAACGGTCAGTTTCAGGTCCGGGTGGAACACTTTATCAATGTTAACCACTTCTTTGATTTCGTCAGAATCGACGTAACCATCGTTGCCTTTAACACGTTTGTATTCCTGGCTCTTCTTCAGAGCTACAGCGACTTTCTGGCCCACTGCATCTACAGGAACCATGACGGATTTAGGCAGCTCTTTGCTTTGTTCGAAGTCGTAGATGTTAACTACTTTCTCTTCGAATACCGTATCCGGCAGTTCAGTTTCCGCAGTCATAACGAAGATATCGTTCGCTACGGTATAGCCAGGCAGGAAGAACTCTTTACCGTTCTTCTCATAGGTCGGGCTGTTGCCCTTGTCATTACCGGAGGTAATGTATAGTTGTTCACGGTGGGTACCAGCAGAAGCACCCGTGGTTGCATTAACCAGGTCTTCGATAATTACCTGAACGAAGTTTGCACCTTTGTCGGATTGTCCGGCATAGGCCACTTTCAGGGTACCGATGTAAATGTCGGTATCTTGGGCTTTAAAGCCACCACCAACACGGTCAACGGGTGCTTCTGCTTTACTTGCTTTGTCTTTCAGTTTACCGAATAAAGTAGACATGTTTTCTCTCTTATTTCTAAAAAGTGTTTTACAACCAAGTAATTACTCGGCGTAGTATTCAGCCAGGTGGTCCAGCAGTTTTTGAGCATCGTTATCGATGTAAGTCTCTTCTTTGCTGAACATACCCATAGGGGAGCGTAAACGTTCACCAATCGTCTTCTTAGTAAGACGAGTTTGAAATACGTGCTTAAAGCCTAATTCACGCTCTTCATCAGTAATCTCTAACATCCCATTACTGATTTTCTCCAGCTCACGAAGTTCTACTCGCTTCGCTGCTACAACGGTAGAAAAGTAAGCCTCGATGCCATTGTTCTTCAGCGAACCCTTAACAGGCACACTTACTTTAATGACACCAGCTGCTTCATCCAGCTCGTCTTTGACGTGAGCCAGGATAAGAACAGGCTTGCCAAACTTAACAACTTTGTTCTGTAGCAGAATTTTAAAGAACTGGGCAAAGTCACCCCAGGCTTTTTGGGTGTTAGCAGAAGGGAGGACATACATGGATTCCAGCATATCCATCATGAAAGTAGCTGAGTCAATGATAATACCATCGACGTCATTCTCCATTTCACCACCCGGAGATGCAACATCGAATGCTTCCCAAATCTGGTAAGGGTCCTCGATGTTATAGGTATTGAATTTGTTACGGAAAGGTAAGCGTTTACCTGCTTCCGTGTTCAGATATAACCAGCGTTCCTGGTTACGAATATTACGCAGACTGGCAGACTTGCCACTTGCTGAATAACCAACAATTAACACAAGTTGCGTGTTCATATCATTGGCAAGGATTTCTTCTGACATGATTACCTCATTTGATTGCAGTCCCTTAAACCAAACAAAGGACTGCAATTTTACTGATTAGGAGCTATAACGTTTTGCTGCTGTGACCAACACAGTGCTATTCAACTCATCGGCATCGAGTGGATTACTCAACTTCTTGTTGAATGCATGTACTAACGTACTAACCTCATTGAAGTCTTTACCACTGTCTACAAGAGCCAGGGCATACTTAATCATGTGGTTATTACGGTTGCCATTTGCAATACGTCCAGCAAACCATCTTTCGAGATTGTCCAGACTTTGCACCTGCTGCATGTGATTGTGGAAAGCTTCGTTCTTACTGGTTCGAGGAATGAAGTCACGTACATCCAGAAGTGGGGCTTCAAGGTTGTAGTGATAAGTGCCAGTAGAACAAGACATCCATTTCTTAGCACGCTGATTGGCTGATTCATCCGTTTCAAACGGTAACCAAGCCATAACGTTATTCATAAATTCCTTGTACTCTTCCCCATCTAATTCCAGGTAATAGTTCATAGGAAGTATGAGCCGGAAACGGTTTGCCTCTTCCGTGTGACGTTTAGTGGTATACGTCATAAAGCGATAATCTTTCATGAGTTCATGACAGATATCACGACTAATCGTACCGTCCACGTCAATAACAATCATGTTGAAGCCAGCAATAACGTTCTCTTCTGCACGATGCTCCTTGCGGAAATGGTGGTTACTCCAGTGCATATCTTCGTGCTGAGTTAGTATGTGAAGCTGGTCGAAAGGTACCTTCTCACCTGAGTAGTTATAGGCCCAATTATCACTGTAAGAGATTACCATCTCGTTGATATCGGTTTCTTTCAGGGTTTCCCCACGATAAAACTCAATACCTTCGTTATAGGTCTTCTTAATAATGATGTGCTGCTTATAGCCCCAGGCTGTTGCCAGAGTGACCATCTCGTTACGAGCTGCATTGCCTTTAGGGTAGAAAGGCAGGGCTTCCAGCAGGTCTGCGTGAGTTACTTCTGAACCAACGGAAGCAATGTACTTAGCCAGCTTTACATAAGCCTTTTCACGGTTGAGGATGCTTTGGAAAGCTTTACCTGATTCTTCTACAAGCAGGATTGCTTGCTTCAGGTGTTCCATTTCAACGATGAGACTTTGGTCAACGAATGCATATGCACCAGCCAGCTTGAGAGCTTTAAAATAACGGTGCATCATTTCGGCTTTACGAATTTCTTCGTGGTCAGCCATAGCATCTGCTGCTTTATCACACTCACTCTTATAACGAATGAGTTCAATACCCACATCATCTTCGACAGCCATCTTCCATCCGAAATGGGTAGGGTCTGCTAGTGACGTAAAGTGATTAGCCCACTGGTTCACTAACTGGTTATTGTTAGCTTTGGTGAGGTTGATATAGATTTCTTCTGGCGTAAGCATGTTAAATGCTTTCTTGTCGATATGCCCAAATGCAAATAAACAACGACGAGCATAGCCTGTGTCGAGCATCGCATAGTACATATCTTCAATCTGCCCACCGTCCAACAGTTTGCTTGGAGTACCAAACAAAAGCATGTTAGTAGGTGTCTTACCTTCCAGGTCTTCACCACGGACGCTCTCAGCTGTGTTCTTGGTCAGCTTAGGTTTAACCTTACCTTGGTCATACAACTCAAGAAACAGGGTTAATACGTCCAGGTTTGCAAGCAAGTTAGAGCCAATTTCATCAATCTGAAGGTTGATGGAACCACAGTTAGCCATCAGTAGTTTATGACGTAACTGTTTAACAGCTGGTGGTGTACCAGAGTCAAACGTATACGGATAAGCACCTGCTCTGCGATACTCTGCTTCTACCTTTTCGAATTCTTCCTGCTGGTCTGTACCATTACGAGCTGCTCGCTCATTGGCAATCTTCCAGAGGTTCTTCTCTGCGATAGTAGGCATGGTGTCTTCCATGAATCGCTTCTTGAAGCCCATCATGAAACCGTCTTCGATGATATTTACAGAATGACCCTTACCGAAGCCAGAAGTTGCCAGAGCCATAGCGTAGATATTAACGGGAATATCACCACGGTCTTTAGTGACGATAGTTGCACCCATACAGGATGCCATTTTTGCTAAGAAGTAAGCCACTTCCACTCGGAAGAAACCACGGTCGTTGTTCTGTGTCTTGTTACACAGGACGTCTACGATTTCTTCGAGAGCAGGATGATGAGTGACTCCAGTAAGGTCAATCATTAGATATATCTCTCTCTTTGTTTGCAAATTGTAGCTACTGGGCAGTAGTTGCAGCGTTTAACTTCCCCAGGAACAACAACAATTGTCCCCTTACCCTTGCTTGCCATGAATGTTCTGGCATCAATCAGGTCAGTAAAATTCTTGGTACTTCTTGCCCCTGGTTCCTTAGCCTTCTCTACGTCGGAGAAGTACTTATAAACAGGGTCAGTCTTCCACAGCTCTTCATCTGTGCACTCAGGAATCTCAGATTCCGGTGCATCCCAGTAACGGTCGATTAGTTCAAGCTTACGCTTAATCCACTCTTCAGTTGCTTTGTAAGAAAGCAGTGGGATGTCTTTGTGCATCACACGATGCTGAGGATAGTTTGACTCAGGTTTGGCTAGTGCCTTTTGCCAGTCTGTGAAGATGTAGTTAATGCGGATAATATCTTCTGTAATTTTGGTGGCGTGCAACCAACGATAGATACTACCTTGCATCTGGTGCTCATCATCACGGCCACCATTAGTCCAGGTGTAAGTCGAAGTGGACTTAACATCCTGTAGTAGGCCTTCAGTGACAATGTCGAACTTACCGCCAATAGTCCAACCACCAATCTTCTTGGTAGCACGTTGCTCAATGTAAACGGGGATGATATCCGGGTTCTTAGCAAAGTCTTCTTCGGTTGGGTTAATGACTACGGACTCGACAACCTTCTTAGGGTAGCCCAGTTTCGTCAGTGCTTGCTGGTGTCCTTCATACCAAGCCTTTTCGATGGAACCATGTAACCCACTACCCATGGAAATAGCTACCAGGTCCATGATATCCATAGAAAGCTTGGACTTATCCACACGGTGAGCCATGACGATATGCTTAAGAGGCTTAAGTAGAGTAGTTGCTGAGATGTACTTCTTCTCATTAACGTAGTCATACTCATCATGCATAAGCCATACTGCTAACGGCAGGGATACGTTGTGGTTATTGGTTATTTTCACTTACCACCCTCCTTTTTCAGAATGCGGTTAGCGTAATGCACCATTTTCTCTGCGTCGTACTTAGCAGATTGACCGGGCTTACCGTTGTTCTTACGAGCATTGGCATTACGCCACAGGGCTTTGAACAAACAGCCTTCGTCGAAGGTCATATCCAGTGCTTGGATGATATCCTCACACTCTGCCTGGTAAGGAGGTTGCTCCTCACGTTGAGGAGCTTCCACTTGAACCAGGTAGTAATTAACCTTACCTCCAGTTAATTCCTGGTTCATAAATTATCCGTTAGCAGGCTTTACTGCATTGTCCGGGTTGAACTCTTCACGAGTCATCTGGCCCAGGTTGTTAAAGGACAGGAACACAATATCGACAATGTGCATGTCTGGGGATTGGAAACGTTCCTGCATGTTAGCCGTCACTGTACGCTGGGCTTGTGCAAGAGCTTGGGCATTTACAACTGGCTTCTCAGTCAGCAGTACTGCGTTGATGGTTACAGCACCACCATCAGAGGCGTCTTTGTTCTGAAAGATTACCTGAGCCGACACTAACCAGTGGTACATAGCTTTTTGTTCAGTCATGAAAATGCCTTTTGAATTACATCGTTGATTTGTTCGGGCGTAGCGTAATTTGGAATTTCAATCTCGTTAGCCCATGTTGGATAAAACAAGGATAGTTCCCCACCCAAATGAACGTCTGGATGAGCAATATCAGGATGGTCTTGCCATTGAACAGCTTTAACCAGGTGCTCATTGACATACATAACCGTGTCCATATTGTCACGTATCATGAAGTACTGAGCGTCATGGATGTGGATACTAGGGCGAATATCTAAGCGATACTCACTTTTACGAACCTTATTCATAAACTCAGAGCCTGCTCGGTTGTTTAACAAACACCAACTCTGACCTAATGCGTTACCTGCTGTTCTACCTTCGGCCTCTGCCTCATAAGGGGTCTTACTGGTTCCACGTAGTACTTGGTACAGTAAAGGGGTACGCACTCTCAACCCGAATGCGGCAGTAACATAACCATCCTTAGCAGCCTGGTCAAGTTTTGCCTGAACCCAATTGTCACTAACTGTGTACAGGTCGTGATAACGTTTCTCGGTTAGTTTGGCCTTGGCTTCAGGGAAACCACAGTTCTTCATTAGCCCCATATAAGTACCACCATAGGTGAGCAAGAACGTAGGTGCTTTGGACTCACCTCGCAGTGCTTTGTACTTAGTTTGGATGGAGTTAATGGATTCTACTGTGTTAATAATGTCCGGCATCTGCTCACCAAAGTAAGCAAAAGCACGGAGACTATGACCGTCGTAGCCATCGGTGTACACCTTCAGCTTCTCTGGGTCTTTAGTCGTTAATGCAGAGATACGGTCTTCCAGGGATGCAAAGTCCAGCCCACAGAATATCCATCCAGGTGGTGCTTCGAAGCATGATTTAATCTTCTTAGCATACTTGGAACCAGACGGAATAGTTTGTAGGTTAGGGTCGGATGCAGATAGCCTTCCTGATACGGTACCCCCTAAGTTCAGGTTACCGAACAGGTAGTGCCAACCATCTGGCCCCTGTCTTGCATTAAGGAATGCTGGCATGAAGCCTGTGATTATCTTATCGACTAACTTGTAATCTATAAGGGCATCCAGGAAAGCTAACACTTCCTTATCAGTTGTGTGGTTCTTTAAGTCCTTGAGCGTATCACCACCAGTTTCTGGTTGCTTGTTCTTGGTTAACCCAATCACAGGCAAGCCCAGCATATCAAACAGCAGTCGTTGCAGTTGTGGCCCAGAGTTTGGATTGAATGTATCCTTGTAATCAGCAAGTGTTACTCGCTTCTTCTTCAGAGTAGCATTCTTCTCTTTTACCCAAGCTTGCCCTTCCAGCAAGTCAAACTGTTTGGTGATTGGGCTGTTTTTGATGGTTTTCAGTGCTGCACTACGGTCATCTTCCATTTCCTTTGCAATTTTTTTTACCGTTTCCATATTCATGGGCATACCGGTAAGTTGCATCTGGATAATGTCTACCGTAGCAGGCTTAAAGATATTGTTGTAAATATCTAGCTGCTGGTCAGCAACCATGTTATCCCAGTGCTTTTCGTAGGTGTACCAGGTGGATAAACCATCCACTAGGTTATACTCAAGCAGCGTATCTAAAGGAATTCTGCGAATGTCCTTGATATCATCTTGGGCATAGTTGCCTGCATATTCCTGTGCTTGTTCCTTCAAGCCTAGTTTATTACCCGCACAGCTATTAGTAGCCAGGTAGGTAATTAACTTGGTGTCATCCCAGTTACGCAGCAACACATCAATACCATTCAACAAACCTTCTGTATCAAGCAGGTCTGTCATGTACAGCACGTAAATCATGACGTAAACGTCGTATGAAATGTTGTGGTACATGGTTCTCGTCAGATATTTCTGGAAGAACTCTCGAAGCATGGTACGGACAAGTAAGTTAGGAACATACTCACCGAATGGAGCCTCTGTAGCTCCCTCAATGGGCTTGTAGTCCACAGGGAATGCAATCCCCTGGGTCTTACTCCAGCACATCGTTATGGTGCCAATGCCTGCGTTATAGTGCTTCAGGTCAAAGGCTTCGATGTCTATTGCTAACGGTATTTGCTGCTCAAGTAGCGTATCCAACCAGGCTTGAATAGCTTCTGGCGTCTTTGGATAATCAGCATACTCGATGATGGTTGTACCTGGTTCCACATAATTGTCAGTTACATAGTCTACTAATGCAGAGATGCCCTGAGCAATCTTGGCTTTTATCTTAGGCGGGTCATAGAAAACCTGCCTGTAATTAGGCACATAAACCACTTTAATACCGGGGTCATACTGGCAATCCATTACGTAACCTAAGCAAGCTTCAGCTTTGGCAGACTTAGTAAGTACTTTAAAGTATTCACTGTCTCCACAGATAACGTAATTAGTTTTAGATTGCTTCAGTACGGGCAGAAGCTCGTCTTCGATGTACTGTTTAATCTCCTTCACAGGAGTTTTCTTTTTACCGGGTGCTTGATGCAGGTCGAGTATAATTACTGACTCTTTATCAATCTCCCATGGCTCAAGGTACTCTTTGACAATCTCATCTGCCCTTATCATGGGGACCAGTATAGCTACTGGATATTCCCCAGACTGGTCAAATACAACATGTCTCATGTACACCTCTAGAACAATAAATGAGTTCCTGAGTAGTATTCGATGATTGGTAAAATCTTCTCATACTGCTTCATAGCTCGCCTATCATTACCAAGTGTGTAAGCAGCTGGCCTTGTACGCTCAAATTCCAGAAGTCCCATATCCTTGTCTTGTGCTACAAGGCACTCTGGTAAAGCATCACGAACATCCTGCCTGGTTGTACATCCTTGAACCAGTCTGAATACCATCTGGTTTACCTGAGTACATTCCCATAGTAGTCGCCCAGACCTGTCCAGATAGCGTTGCATTCGTTCTACCAACGAATCATGCAATGTCAATCGTTCTCCATATGGAGGAATACGGTCGGCATTACTAAGTTTGTAGAACTCTCCTTGATACTGGAAACCTACCGTATCAAATACGTGTTGCAGGTTTTCATTATCCCTTACTAAATCAGCTAGGGTACTATCTAGTCTTTTCAGTTCGGCAAGGAATAAATGCTTAACAATTGCACTACTATTGGTGTTTTCGTGAATATTCTTTTCTGATATCTGAGCCATTGGGCCACCTACTTAATTAAGCCACCGTACTTTTTAGCAAGGTCGCCGTAGAATACAACACGCTTACGAGCACGAGATACAGCTACATATAGCAGACGAGCTACTACATCCGGCTGACGGCAGGTAGATAAATCACCTGCGTCAATAAACACAGTGTCGTAAGTGGAACCCTGGGATTTATGCACGGTACAGGCATGTGTTGCACGTAACTCCGGGTACGTTTCCTTTAATTTAAAGTAAAGGTCCCAGCGTTTCTGTTTACCAAAGAACTTAACCAAGTTGTTGAAATACTCATAATCAACCGGGATTGGTACCTCTTCGATGTAGCCACCATAACCGGTGTCTAGTGTGCAATCCCGTACCTCAAGTTCGATATCATCAGTGATACGAACCATACGTGTTCTTGGTTCCCGGTCGGTAATTCGTACTTCCTGCTCAATAGACAAACGGTCGGATTTACCGATAGTAACTGCTGAGTTGCTCACCAGTTCCTCACCAACAACAAACTCACCAGCCAGACCATTTAGGTCACGAACGTAGGTGTTATAGTTAACTACCTGCCCGTTAGTGTAAGCCACGATACGGCTATTGGTTTTGTTAGTGAAGTGCTGTTCCAGCAACAGTTGCATGTCGTCTGAATCTACCCAGTCAATAACGCCGGGTACGCACTTAATAGGTAAGAAACCAGTCTTGCCTTCCACAGTATCACGCAATTGTTTATGCAATGCCTGAAGTTCCGGGATAGTAGTACGCATCTGTTCTGTTAAGTAAAAGGTTTTGATTCCACTATCATAAACAGGCGAACTTACTTCTTTTACTGGGAGTAACTGAGCATGGTCACCAACGTAAACAATCTTACTATTGTGTGTACCTTCCAGAATGAACTTACGTAGCTTACGGTCAATCATTGAAGCTTCGTCAATGAATATGACTTTATTGTGTTTGATTGAGAAGTTACGAGCTGGGATTAAGTCAGCTTCCCCAGTAGAGAAGTTGTTCTTAACAGTCAGTCCCTGGAAAGCATGATAGGTGCTGGCAGGTCGTCCAGTGGCCTGAGCCAGTACCTCAGCAGCTTTGTTGGTGGTAGCTGTCATTACTACCTCATCATACTCTGACTTAATACCCAGAGTCTGACAGGTTTTGTGGTAACGAGGCATGATTTCATCAATCATGTGAGCCATGGTAAATGTCTTACCTACGCCGCCTGCTCCACTGATATTGAGTTCCTTCTCATGCTTATCAAACAAGAATTCAAAAAAGCCTTCAGCAGCTTCAGTCTGCCCAGCGTTTAAGGGCAGTTTTGTAGAGTTACTCATCTAAGTTCCTACATGTGACTACCCTTTTGGGCAGTGTTAAATGAATGGGGTTAAGGCTGGGGGTGTGTAATCCGGCCCCTTCATTACTTTCTGGTTCTCATTGAAGATGGGATTACCATCTACGAACTTTGAGTAATTAGAACGGTTTACTTCAGATAATGCCCCAGGTACGTTCATACCAAAGAAAGTACCGATACCGGTAGCTGTTACGATTTGGTCACAGAGAGCATCAAGCAGTTCTGCACGGTCCTCTTCTCTTACGTAGGTATCTTCCCCGTAAGCCTTAAGTCGGTCTGATAGTAAGACTAATGATGCAATGGTATCTGCGATAGCCATAGACTGGAATGGGTTATCACTCTTCAGAACTGTGAGCATTTCTGCTACTTCTTCCAAGTGACAACCAATCTGGGTTGTAACATTTTTATGAGTTGGACTCGGCACTGCCTTCAGAAACCAATTCTGAGTCTGTACCAGCGTATCGTTTGAGGAATCGCTCATGAGCTGTACCTTTAAGATTATGACGGTTTTGGTAAGCCTCCATTAGCAAGTCTCGTACATATTGACGAATCTCGTATTTGGGGCCTAACTGGTCTGCCAACCAATCCGCTACGTGAGTAGGCATTGGTGCAAGTACGTTCTCCATGAATGTGCGACGAGTGTCAGCAGGTTCAATGTTCAGAGAGCGTAATCGTAAAGTTACAGTAGTTGGGTGTACGCCAAGAGTTTTGGCAATAGTAGCGAGTGATAATCCGATGGAGTTCATTCGGATAATATCATCGTCATGGGCTTTGCGGTTAGCACGGTATACAGTAGACATAGTATGTTTCCTCTTCAAAGATAGCCTCAGTATATTTCAACTGAGGCTACTTGAACAGGTTACTTCAGATGATGCTTCAGCTTGTCAATAGCTTTCACTTCATCTTCTGTCAAACCAAGTGCTGCATAAGACTTTTTAGCTGCACGTTTCAGGTCATGAATAGCGTGTGCTTTAGAGAAGTCAGTCATGCCAGCATCGTTCAGATAACCACGAATGGTATCTGCATGTTTGCTCCCCTTAGCCGGTGCAGAAACTACAGCTTTCTTCACTGGTTCTGGTTTACGTTCTACTGGCATTTTGGTGCGAGCATCAGCCAACTGTTGAACCATGTCAGAAGAGAGACCCAGTGCAGACCAAGGTTTCTTCATCTTGCCTTTAAGGGCAATCAGTTCACCAGCTACTTCTGCTGCTACTGTAGAGGTTTCAGCATTCTGGAATTTATTCCAGAGTTCGTCAGCAAGTTCCATATTGGATTTCTTCTTTTCGATGGGTTTAACATCAGTAGCTTTTACTACCGGTGCTGTGTTTGGGGTTACGTCTAAAGACTCTTCCAGGTCGATGGTAGGCTTCTCTACATAAGTACCCACTTCCACTTCTGGTTCTGCCAGAGTAGCGTTAAGTACCGTGTAGGTAAGATTAGTACCACGGTGACCTGCAACATGGACTAACAGGTTCGGTTGCGGGTGTTTACCTGACAGAACCCGGTTAAGGATTTCTGCACCACCTGGAATAGTATCGATGGGACGACCGCAATTTACGTGGTCACGGATAACTGGTGGCAGCTCTTCCACAATATGGTAAGCAGCTACACGCATTTTGGTTTTACTGTACTCAGGCACAGCAAAAACGTCTTCTGGTGCAACTTTACCAATGATGGTCACATTACCGCTAAAGCTAGTAATGTACTGCTGAGTAGCCACATGCAGCCCGTGTGAACAGTCTTGGCGACGGTTCTGGTCTACCAGGTCTTCACGTACCTGCACCTTAGAGCCTACAGCTTGTTCAATGTTACCGGAGTGTACATCAACATAGACACGTTCGGCTTTGACATGCTTAGGACTGCCTTTAAGGTTAAGGCGTTTGAAGATGACGATGGAACCATCATCAGCAATAGGCAGGTTACCCGTCTCCATGAACTGCATCAGGTCTTCTACTGAGTGACGACGGTCCTTAATAACAGGAGCCAGTCGCTCTAAGAACTTGGTGAAGCCACGGAAGTCTTTGAGTTTTGCAGACTGACGAATCTGACGCTGAATGCCTTCAACACCAGGTACTACAGTGTTATTGACAACAGCAACAATAGTCTCGTCTTCGGCCAATGGCTCGTGAAACTTGTTCTCATTAGTTGAGATACCACCAAGTTTCATTAGCTTCTCTTCTGCTGCATCCAGCTTAGACGCATTGGATTCTGCTACTGGCAATGCTGGTGGGTTGTCACCAACATTGAGGATAGTAGTAACTACCCCCTCTTTAGCCAGCAGCCCAGCATAGTGAACGGCCTGGTCTTCAGATAGGTGAATAGATACGCGAATAGGCAAAGGCTCATTCAGCTTGTCAGAAGCTTCTTTCAGACCAATACCTACGAATTCACGCAGGGCTTTGATAGCACCAACACGATTTCCGGGGTTATGGGCAGTAATCCACAAGGCTTTACTACCACCTTTTACGTGCTCTACCTCTTCTACCGATTCGGCAGCAGGGGTAGCGTCACGTACAGCAAGGAAAGTATTCATTGCTTTGGCACCAATAGTGGCAGTGCTACCCAGGAAAATAGTTTCCACTGGAGCAGCTGGTTTTACTTCCGTCTCGTCAGCAAAGAACTCAGAGAGTTTCTTCTTAGCTACACGGAAGAAACGAACCAGTCCATTGGTTCCCTGTTCTGCATCTGCGTATTCCTTCTTAGATGCATTGTGCATAGTGATATCCACGCTAACGGGCTTACCTGGAGCTAATCCTTTAGCCTTGGCTTCAGCAACAACAGTTGCTACGCGAGGGTCACCTTGCGGAATATGGATGGTATTACCATCTGTTTTCCAAAGGGTAAGTCGCTCGCTATCTACAGATAGGGCAACGATTACTACGATGTTTTGGTTCATGAGTTCAGTCTCTGTTTGATGGTCAGTTTAATGATGGTCCGGATAGCTGGGATAAGCTCAGGATGCTCTTTGATGTCATTAATCAAATCACTGGTATTAACATAACCAACGCCTAACAAGTGGTCATTAGTACATTTAAAGTAGGTACGGAAAACCTTACGGTTAACGAATGATACGCCTCTAGCCATGTTGTATAATGCATCCTTTTCCTCTTCCGTGATAACGCTATCATTAACCCACTGACGAAGGGTAGGGTTTATGTAACCCTCGTCTACGACATTCAAAACCTGCTCGTATTCACGATTGAATTTTAACTTGTCATACCCAGGTACCTTAATACCCAACAAACGCATTAACTTAATATCAGCGGAGTAAATATTTAAGGATGGGATTATCATTCGACGCTCTTTAGTGGCGTACTTGATAAATTCCTTAGATTTAATTACTTCCAGGAATTTAGCTTTAGTCCACTCATCGATATGAACAGCACCTAATTTGATAGCTTTGTTCATCTCAATTTTGTTACGACAAACGATGGTAACATCCTTAATCTCTTCCGGGATTAAGTGATAAGGAGTGACGGCAGATACTAACTTTTTCCAGTTGCTAACGTGGTCAGCCATGCAGTAGTAAACGGGTTTTGCTACATCAATGTGACGTTCACCGTAGTGAGGATGAGCATTACCACCATTGATGTATTTGCCAACTTTTACTGCACGAATGCAGATTAGACGATTAGGACGATGAGAATCCTTCTTCTTAGCCTGCTCTGGAGTTAAGGCAGCTTGTTTAGCTTTAATCTTACGCTTTTGTTCAGCAAGCATACGATTGCTTTTAACAACCGGGTCCCAGTCAAACTTTTCAGCAAGGTTAACTGTATCCCAACCGGCCTTAGTAAACTTCTCAGCAACAGCCCCAGCTTCACCTTTCTTGGTTCCCACCTTAACAGCAATACAAATAGCAGTACTGGGGTTATCCCCCGTATAGCTGAATACTTTAGCAAAAGGTGGATAGTGGCTAATGCTGTAACCTATATCATTAGCACGAGTACTAATAAAAGCCTTTTTGTTTTTCATTAGATACAGCACATCTGTACCATGAGAAAAACAGACCTTATCAAAATATTCCTTATACGTATAATAACCGCCACCGGTTGGTATCAGTATACGTACATTTTTATGGTAACCAAGTTCGGCTAACTCTTTGAGCAATGGCTTTATACCATAGTCGTAGCAGAACTTACGTAATAGCTTTCTTCCCATGCTATTGTGTTTACACAATTTCAGTACTTTACGGAATTTAGCCCGCAACTTAGGATTACCACTAAATACATCCATATCGCTATGATGGTCTAATTCCATGTTCTGGAACTGAGGAATCCAATGATTACGTTGTTTCTCCCACAGGGAAGAGTTCATGTAACCTCTTACCATTTTGTCAGTTACATAGTTATAGACATAATCCATATACTGACTGATTGAGAAATTATCCGGATTGTCCTTTTTAATCCCATCAATAATTTGCTGAATAGCAGCAGGAATGCGTGCTTTGATATCAGCCTCCAGCTTATCCACCAGACCTACTACCAGGTCAGTGATACCGTTCTCTGTCATTTGCTGGGATGACAGAGTTTCACGACTGGGTGCTACTGCAAGGCTGGATGGTTTTGCTTGAACCAGGATACGAGGATGCCCAATAATGCTCAGGAAGTTGTTAATAAGCCCAATGGCACGCTCTGTGGCAGGAGTTTCCAGTGCAGGGTATACAACGTTACCATAACGGATATACACAGCATGGTTGCCCATGTGACGTTGGTACCAGCTTTGACTATCTACGTTATATGAACCGGGTTCAAATGACATATTCAGTCTTGGTAAAATACCGTCATATTCCTGTTCCGGTGCATCGCAGATGAAACGGCACTTCATACTACCGTTATAAACTACGGAACGTATGTAGCCAACAATTTCTGCTACATCCTCTTTACGCAATTGAATGCTAACTTCCAGACCAGACTCTTCTGTAGGAAGCTGCATAATAGGAACCAGTCCTGGGAATCCGTCCGTCTCCACGGAAGAACGAACCATGTTATAGATTCCCTTGGTTCCGTTATGCATTGTTACTACTTTGAACGACTCAGCATAAGCAATAGGGGATTTACAGCCTAAGCCAAATCCACCAGTTTCTGCTGTGCTGTGACGCTTAGTGGAACCACCCAACGTATTGTAGGTGCTATCCATCTTTTCAATTGGAATACCGTTACCGAAGTCACGGAAGGTCAGCATCAAGTCACGGTCGATTGTAATCTTGATAGGCGTGTCGGTACGCCCCGAAGCAATATGAGCATCCCATTGGTTGCAGATGGTCTCACGGATGAATGCCAGCTTTACGTTAGGGTAAAGGCTAATAATCATTGTGAGATACAGAGCTGGGTCTTCTGCCATGCTCATACGTTGTGCTTTGCCTGCACCTAACGTTGCAGATGAGGCCAGTTCTGTAATATCAGCTACTTGCATTTTACTCTCCAGTAAATGTTATTTGGGTTGGTTTATTGATTGCCCAGCACGTCTTTGCATGCTGTAAATATGGCCCGTCGTAGGTCGGATTCGTACTTCGGTTCATCATTTGGGTCGTTATAACCCATTGGGCTATTTTGAAAAACGCCCATTAGGAAACGTAATTGATGAAAGGTTAAATCTTCCAGTTGAATAGAATAGCGACTTTCTTCTGTTACTTTTGCTCTAGCCATTTAATTTACCTGCCATTGCTTGAACCACGAATACGGCCATGTCGGAAGCTTGGGTGTCTGTTACCTCTGACAAGTCAAAGTCCCAGGTTTCATCCCACTCTTCTGCAAT